GCCCAGCGACAGCGTGCAGTGGTCAAGCGTGAACATCACGAAGCTGTTGTATTTCAAGTACAGCGCGCAGCCGCCAGAACCATTTCCTCCACGGAATGTCAGTCCGTAGATATACACAGATCCTGACAAATAACCAGCGATCAGAAATGCTGTTCCTGTCGTCGCCACCTGACCGCCCGTGGTCAAGTCTGCTGCAACCGGGGGGACGGAACCAGCCCGACTGACGCACAGCACCTCGTCAACCGCGCTGGCTGTTCCGTTGAACGTCAGGTCAATCTCAGCAGCGCTCGACTCTGAGTGATCATTGGCGACGTAGTAGATGCTCCCGGCAGCCTTGCCTGAGAGCGCAGTTACCAGTGTGGTGTAGGCGTTGGTCCAGCTTGAACCGTCCCCCGTTCCACTCGCACCTGAATAGACGTAGTACGACGCCATCTGGTTGTCAGTTCAACTGAAGAAGAGACGTTCCGACGCCGTTGGTGGGCTGGACGAGCGTCAGCGTTCCGCTGACGACTGACTGGGTGCCACCGAACGAACCCACGTACACGACTTTATTGGTCGCCGACGAGTTGTAGATCTCGCACCCCGCCACGGACGCGGTAAGACCCGTCCAGCTCGGGTTGACGGACCACTGCCAGTACGCCCCCGTTCCGGAGGTGAGCGGCGTGAGGTTCTGCGCCGCCGTCCAGGCAAAGCCGCCCGTGGAGTAGCCGGAACCGTTGGCCTGCTCGTCGGTGCCCAGGTTTGCCTGAGTCGGAGTGCCGGAGCCCGCGCCGTAGTTGGTGGTCGCGGCACCGTACGCAACGTTGCCAGTAAGCGCAGACGCGACCAGCGCGCACTTGAAGACGTTGCCGGTCGTGATGGTGAAGTTGTGGACGGCCTGCGGGAGCTCGCCCTTGAAAGACGTCGGAAACGCGGTGGCGATTGAGCCAGCCATCAGACTTCACTCCCCTTGTTCAGGAGGTTGGTGCGGTGCCAACTGCGAGCCACGTGCTGTACGCTGGCGAAGTGACGAGCGATTTCGAAGCGGATCTGCTTCTGGACAGCCGCATCCTTGAAGTGGTCCTCCCACTCGGTGCCGGTCGCGGCCTCCACGATATCCGAGATGACCTCGTCCAGATGTGCAGAGTCGATCTGGTCAAGGTGGACTTCCCTATCCTTGTGCCGCGCGTCAGCCGTTAGTCTGGTGGACTCGTCCGCCTGCACCTTCTCGTGATGCGGAATCAGAGCTTCTGCGATCTTGGCCTGCAGGGAGAGTGCCGCGAAACGCCGAGCGCCGGTCATATCTTCTGCGATCGGCGCGATCTGCTCGGCCGTCACCTGCGCCCAGAACTCAGGGGGGTGCGATCCGTTATCCGTGATCATGATCCGGCCAAAGCCGGGGGAGTTGGGTGTGATCCTGCTCTGTCCAGTCATGTTGACTTGGCTCCTATGAGAAAGTTGGAACTACGCGTCGGCCCGCTGGCGGCTGGAGCGCGGCTTCTTGGTAGTGATCTTCATCTCCGGCGGTGCGTTGGGGTCCACCAGTACGCCCTCCCTGAGACCGCCGTCCACCGGCTTGCCGCCGCGGTCCACCTCGTCAACGGTCATCTCCAGAGCGCCGAGCGACTCGGGAACGCGAGACTCTTGAAGCTGCTGGGTGATGGCGTTGTTCACGGACACCGCCGCGGCGCGACGGATGTCCTGCCCGCGGGACACCAGAACTTGATCGTTGTGGTGCAGTGCGCGGGCGATGACGTCCACCTTGATGGGCTTGTCGGTGGAGTAGCACAGCCCGACGAACGCCTTGGTGCGATCGATGCTGGTGACGGAGACCATGCCGTAGCGCGTGCTGAAGTGCTTGACGACAACGTCGATCTGCGGCTGGTTCAGGTCACCGGCGATCTCAACCTGATGACCGGCGCGCACGGGCTGCATTCTCACGCCCATGACTTCGGGCATGCGATAGTGCAGCTCGTAATTCTTCTTCGTGCAGTTTGCGATGTAGAGTTTCATGATTTCCCTCCAAGGAAATTGGTGCCGGTCTCTCCCGGCTGTCACGCTGATCCTCCTGCGGAGGAACTCGCCGCGTTAGCGGTCAGGGAGCCGGAGCGTTAGCCGCCCCGGCACCTGGACGATCTTACTGGTACGCGATCTCGAGAACGCGCACCGCCTCCGGACGGACCGGCCATCCCGAGGTCGCGCGAAGCTCGCTCAGAATGTCGATGGCCCCACCGGGGATCGGTGTGGGAATCTCGCGTGGCGCCAGCATGTCGCAGAGCTGCAGTGTGCAGGCGTCCAGGCCCGGCTGCAGCTTGGCGAACTCGTTGGTGTTGATCGGCGAGTCCTCGGCGACGTCCACCTCCGGCATCACGATAAGGATGATGTCGGTTCCGTTGTCGCCAGCGCCCTTCAGCGTGTCGTCGTAGCACCACAGGATCTCGTCATGATTCGTTTCCAGAACGTCCTTGACCAGTCCGGCCGTGGACGCGGTGCCCGCGCCGGGGCGCTGGAACTGCGTGAGCTGCACGACGTTGTACTCGAACTGACCCAGCGTGCGCTGCGGTCCGAGAAACACGAACTTGCGTCCCATGCCGAGCTGCATGGTGGCGGTCTTGATGGCCTGAACCTGCTGGCTCAGGAACAGCCCCATTTCGCCGTTGTCGTAGGTGACGACGGTGTCGTTGCTGTTGCTGTCCGCGGGAATCGGAACGGTGGTGACGCCGTCCGCGTTGATTAGACCCTCGCCGTTGGCCGGGTTCATGCCGAACAGGCACGCGGTCCGCAGCATCTGAAAGTGGCTCTGCCGCATGCCGAGGCGCTGGGCGGCCACGATCGGAACTCCCCAGTTGCCCATAGCAGCGGTGTCGTGGTGGTCGTACTCCGCGCGCACTCGGAACAGGTACGACGGCGTGCTGACCATGCTCATCACGACCTCGACGGACGGCAGCTCGTTGTACGCACTCATGCCCGCCGCGATCTTGGTGCGGATATCCGCACGACGGATGTAGGCCACGAGGTCTTCGTTACCGAGGCGCACGAGCGGCTGACCGGTGGCCAGCGTTTCTGCGAACCCCGACGCCTGCGAGTAGGGCAGCAGGACTTCCGGCATCATGTAGCTCGGGTTCACGAGCGTGTAGGCCGGGGCGATATTGGGCATTTCTCAACTCCTCTTTAGGGCTTCCGGCCCGATTAGATCTGGATGACGGCGGCGGAGCCAGTGCGGTTCCACGTCGCCAGCTTGGTGACGTCGTCGTAGTCCACCGTCATGCTGTTGCCGATATTCACCTGCAGCAGCTTGACCGGCAGGATCACCGATGCGCCGGACCCGAGGGTCAGGGAACCACCCGTGATCGTCGACGCGCCGAGGCCTGCCCCGGCGTTGTACTTGACCACGCTGCCGCTGGCGTAGGTGCTGGTGAACGTGCCGTCCAGGCTGGCGTAGGCACCCGTTCCCGTAAGCGCGCTGACGACGACTGCGTCTCCGGCGTCGAACGCGACCGGAGCCGACATGGTGAGTACCACCTCGCCGGTCGTGTTGTTGTAGGTGCCGGAGCTGACGGTGAGCGTGCCGGTGTACGGAACCAGCAGTTGATTGACGAAGTCCCAGCTCACGTTCTGCGTAATGACGTTGTTCTCGGTGTCCACCAGCACCGGGTCGATCTTGACCACGATGCGGGCGAGCGAGCCCAGAGGATACAGGTTTACCTGATAGTTCGAGAGCGGAACCGGGCTGCCCGGAGTGTTGATGGCCGAGTAGTTCTGGTCGAACACCGAGAATCCGGTGAGCGTGCCTGCCGCGTACGGCGTGAGGTTCGTGGCGCGAATGATGCTGCCACCCGTGGCACCGTTCGCTACCTGCCCGGTGATCGGGTTCGTGGTCTCGCTGATGCCGACGCCGCCCCACATGGGCTTCGTCTGGGTGGAGAGCAGTACGCCACCGCGCAGGCGATACCGCGCCGACGGATCGTCCATCGCCGTACCCTGAACCAGCCCGTCGGACTGTACGTTGAACGACCCCGAGGCGTTCGTGGTCTTGTAGGGGTCAAAGGAAATCGTTGTCATTGTGCGTTGTCCTTCCTTGGAGTTGGATCAGCGAGCAGAGCGGTCGCTGGGATTGGCGAACCGGTTGACGCGCCTGCTCTGCATCGTGAAGGACCGCACGAAGCTGTCCTTGCGGATAAACGTCTTGACCGGGCGGCCCGCGTCGTCGCGACGCACGACCTCGCGCTCCTGACCAGGCTTCAGTTCACCGATGACCGCGGTCAGCGCAGCCTTGGTGGCGTCGGCGTAGACCTGAGCCTCGGCCACGTCGACGATAGACGCGTCGGCGCGGGTGAGCGCGTTCACGTTGCGGCCCTTCCAGACCGGCGAGTGATCCTGGAGCTTGCCGATCAGGCGCAGCCGATAGTCCAGGTGGGTCTCGCCCTGCATCGGTGCGGGAGCAGAGTCTCCGAACGCGGTGAACGCCGCGTCGGCCTTCTCCTGGGTGTTGGCGAACGCCTTGCGGTCCGCGTCGGTGAGGGGCTTCATCTGGCTCTTGAGAGAAGCGATGTCGGCGAGGGCGGTGGCGAGAGCGGCCGAGTCCTTGCGGGCCTTCTTCTCGTCTTCTTCCTCGGCGTCCTTCTTGGCCTTGTCGACGGCGACGGGCTTCTTGTCCTCTTCCTCGCCGTCATTCTTCGCCGCGTCGACCTTTTCTTTTTCGGCCTTCTCCTCTGCCTTCTCCTTCTCTTCCTCGGAGTCCTTCTTGCTGCCCTCGATCTTGCCGAGGCGCTCCTCGAAGGAGTCCATCTTCGCGCACACCGCGTCGATGCCGGTCAGCATCTTGTCGAGCTTCTCGGCGTCGGCTTTCCTCTCTTCCACTTCTGCGTCCTTACGGGACTTTGCGTCGGCCGCGGCTTTCTCTTCCGCAGTCCGCTTGTCTTCGTATGCCATTGCAACCTCTTTTACATCTGCGGATTCAATGCCGCGTGGGAACGCCATCATCAATTAACTAGGTCGCTGTGAGACAGCGTATTATCATAACGACCCGCGAAAATTCGTTTGCTATTCTTCTCACGGAATGCAGGATCCACCCATCTGCCGCCCTTGCCCTTGCCGACGTAGCAGGGCTGGCCGTCCCACGGTGTAAAGTAGACGTAGACGTACCACCTCATCGAAGGCCCTTCAGCGTGAACTGAAGAGATAGATGCGCGGCCCTCAACTGTGCGCGGTTCACGCTCGCCAACGCCTGATTCAATTTTTGACTGTACCGACGTCTGTTCTGAGTGTGAACCACATCTGAATCTGAAAACGCGACTGCGTCGTTCACAGATACAGATTCAATTCCACGAGGGTCACCTCCGCGATCCCAAACCCCGAGATCACATACGGCCAAGTGATCCAAAAGAGAAGGTTTGCCCTCGATGAGGATGGTCTTGCCGTCCCCGTCTTCGAGCTTCGTATTGACCGACGGATCGTGGAACACGACGGCCGGGGAGGTGGAGAGCTGCTCGCTCTCCATGAGCTTGGCGGCGGGCTCATCAATGATGCGGGCGATGCCCCACACCTCATTCGCCTCAGGCCGCAGGTAGGGCAGCAGGATCGTGCCGACGTTGCGCGCCGCGTACTCCTTCGTGTTCAGCGTCGCGCCCTTGGGGTGCTCCATGATCACGGGAAGGCCGTTGCAGCGCGCGAGAAACTCGGGCGTCATGTAGAGGTCTGGTGATCTCCAAACATATTCGTCCCAGCTCCGACGATAGGCGGCGCCCGTGCCGGTGATGCGCATGGCGAACAGCCAGGAGTTCGCGAACTGCTGGGGGGACGTGAGCTCGCCGGACGCGATCGCCTGAGCAACCTCCGTCTCGGTGGTCATGGCCAGACGGCTCAGCGCGACGTGCACGCCGGGGTGCAGCGGCTGGGGCGGCTCGGTCACGGGCGCCCAGGCGTAGCCCACGGACTCCTCGTTGAGCTTGGGTGTGAACTGCTCCTCGACCTTGGCGACGAACGTCGTGAAGTCGACGGGCTCTGGAGGGGGTGGGGGTGCTGCTGCGAGGGGTGCCACGACCGCTTCGGGAGATCGTACAGCGTCTCCGAGCGTGGGCACGGCTGCGGGCACGGGCTGTTGCAGCGGGGGCAGGGGAGCGTCCCTGTGTCGGGACAAATAAGCGATCGTTCCTTTCGGAACGACGCCTAATTCTTCCGCAGCCTCGCGCAGCGCGCACTGCTCGGCGGTCTCGTCGCCCTCTACGCCGCCGCCCGGCAGAGCCCACTCGCCAGCATGATCGCCCGCGGGACCGCGCTTGACGAACAGCGCGTTGCCCTGCGGGTCGAGGATCAGGAGGCCTGCGGCGTGGATCACAACCGTCCGACCTTCGTGATCACCTTACCGCCCTCGATCTGTGGTGTCTTGCGAACAACGGACGCACCACTCTCGCGGTTCGCAACTTCCGTCTCCATCTTCTTCCGCTTCTCGTCATCCATCTCGTGGGTCTTGAGAAACTCTTTCAGTTGGGCAGTGGTGTACGACGGGAACATGCGCTGCGTGCTGGGACGGTCCGCATCCTTCCTGCTCGTGCGTCCCAGCACCTTGTCGAGCGCGGCGCGGCGGGTGCTGTCGGGCTTCGCGGAATCATTCGCTTTATTCATTGGCCAGCCGCGATTGCCTCTATCGTTCAGCTCGCCTTCAATCATCTTCCGAACCTTGGGGTCCAGCGAAGATGACTTCAGAGCAGCTTCTAGTTGGTGTCCAGTCTTGGATTGAATAACTTTGGTGGCGTGTTCTTTTGCTGAACTTCCACCCTCACCGCGTCTCGCCTTCGCGGCAGCCTCACGGGCCTCCTCCGACCACTCATCCTTTTTCGCGACACTGTCCAGCTTCTTGATCGCGGCGTCGAGGCGGTCACTGTCACCGCGAGGTTCCCACGCGACCTGACCTTCGTCGTCTTCGACCCAGGAGCCCTTGATCGTCTTTGCCTTGGCCACGGCCTCGCGCTGCGTCTTGTACTCGCCACTGACCTTTCGGTCGTCCTTCACAACGAAGAACGTCTCCGGCACATCCTGGTTGATGCGACTGTCCGCCTTCTTGTGCTCCGGCTCCTTGGACTCCTCGGTGAAGAACTCGCTGAGGAGCTTCTTCAGTTCGCCAAACTTTGCAGCTTCCATCTCAGGCGGCCTTTCGTACTTGCTCGAGTGCCTCGCGGCCCTTCTTGGTGATCATCTCGGGGTGCAGGGCGCTCACCGCGTACAGGTAGACGCCGCGGCAGCGGCACGAAATTTCCTCAGCGGGCTGGGTGATGTCGTCGAGGTATCCGTCCTTGCCCGGCTTGATGAAGCCTTTCTGCTGAGCCCACGAGTTGCGGATCAGATAGATGTGACCGTCGCGGGCCTTGTGGTCGGGCCTATACGCATAATTGGCCTGCCGCCAATTGCTTCTCCAGCGCATGGCGATCGCGCCGCCGTCCTTGGCCAGGATGTCGTTGAGGCTGCTGACGAGCTTGTGGCACTGATCGATCAGCACGCGCCGCTCCTCGAAGGGCAGCGACGTCATGGACTTGCGAATGTCGTCCTTCGTCTTGCTCTTGCGGACCGCGTCGCTGCCGCCCTTCGGAATGCTGGTGGACCAGCCCTGGAAGCGGTGCAGCGTCTTCTGGATGGCCTGCTCCCGATTGAGCTTGATCAGATCGGCCGCGGCCAGAATACGCCGGTCCAGCTCGTCGCGGAGATGCGGGCGCACCTGCTGCAGCGTGAAGCGATCGACGCCGGGGTGGAACTCCACGATCCGGCCCTGGTCAATCATCCGCTTGTAGGTGGCGGCCATCGCCTCGCGGAGCATGCGCTCCATGACAGGGGGCGGCGTCGCACTGCGCTCGGCGGCCTCGCGGAGGCGAACAGTCCAAAAATTAATTCGTTCTGCTGAATCGTAGCCGTGCTCCGCGAGATCATTTATCGCAGAGGTCAGAACGTCGAAGTAGGACTCAGGCTTGGTGGGCAACTACCGCCCCACGTGCGGAGTGCTGATGGTGCTGAGACCGCTCAGCAGGCCGAACGCCTGCAGCAGCCAGAGCACGACGGCGATGACGATCACGGCGTTCATAATCATCTTGATCTTGCCGTCCATGGGAACGTAGGTGTTGACGAGCCAGAGCAATACGCCGACGACGATGAGAACGATGACTAGGGTGACGAGGCTCATGATTGCTTGTCCTTGGTTGGAGACATGGGAGTGTCGCGCTCTTCTCGTATGCCTGCTGCCTTCCCCTCTGCGAACTTCCCCTCACCGATTAGGATGTTTAGGCCGTTGACGTGCTCTGCGATGATGGAGAGCTTGGCGCCGTGTGACTGGCTCTCCAGCATGAGGGCCTCCTAGCGCTCGTCCATCCGGCCCTGACGGAAGTAGCTCGCGACGGAGATACCACCCGTGACGACCGCGGTGATGAGACCCGCCGCGCCGCCCAGAACCAGCGCCAAGTCAGTCGTAGTGACGATCATCTCCCCGCCATCAACTGACAGAGCCGAATGCCTGGCGCAGCGTTCGGCGGCGGAGGCGCAGGGTGAACCCGATCGGCCCAGTGCTCGACGAAACTGTGGAACTGGATGTCGCTGCCCAGTTCGTAGGGCCTCTCGTTTCTCCGCTCGGACTCGCGGATGAGATTCGGGGCGAACCGGCGGAGCGTCCTGTACACTCCCGCCATGCTTCCGCCCAGCCGCGCGGCTATCTCGTTGGGGTGCACGCCAGCGCGGCGCAGTTCGACCACGAGCGTGGGATCTATCTTGTAGCGATACGGTGAGGCCACGGTGGTCACTTTCCTGCTGTCACCCGAGCCAGCGTTATTCCCGGAGCCAAGTTCGGCATTCTGAACGGATGAGCGAACCTGCACGTCACGACCTGCGAGGAAATGAGCCCCTTCTTGCTGACCAGATGGTTTAGCCGCGGGCGGCTGACACCAAACTCTCGGGCCAGCGACGCCTGGGTCTCTCCGGCTGCGGCCTTGTCGATGATGCTCTGACGGGCCTCAGCAGACAGTTTTCTGTAATTTGCGCGTCGGACCTTGAGGTTCGGGTAAAACTTCTTCACCGCGCGGTAGGCCGTCACGCCACTCACTCCGAACATCTCTCCGACTTCGCGAAAGGTCCGTTCGCCGAGAACGTAGACGTCGGCGAGCTCGCTCCGCTGCGCGTCCGTCAACTTATGTGCGTGCGACATGATCACTCCCTGTTCGCGATCATGAGCTGGTCAAGGTATTCGCCTAGGGATTCCAGCGCCAAACCGCTTTCCACTTCCTGGCCCTCACGGTTGTGCCGCATCAGCTCGACGCGGAAAGCCATCATTGCCACTTCGAAGTTGTGGTAAGCGACCTCGGCTCGGGATACGGCGGCGTGGGCGATGGTCATTTGCGCTGGTTCACTATCGCCTTACGCAGCGCGTTCTCGACACTACTACGGTCCAATCGCTTGGCGCTGAGCCGCGCCATGGCGTCTCCAAATCCGGCGACGGCGTCCTGCGCCGCGAACGGCTTGGGCTCTGCAGGTTCCTGGAGTTGCTTCTCAGGCACGTAGTCCTTCAGTGCGTCGAAGTCCAGCTCAAGCGGAGAGGAGAACAGCTTCTTGCGCTCGTTGAAGCAGTCGGCCAGCCAGCGGATCAGATTGGAGCGGTTCTCGGGATCCATCGCGGGGGACAGAACCTCGTAGACAGCGATGGCGGCCTTGAGAAGAACCTCCTCCACCTTGATCAACTCGCTCTCGGGCTCGGTGATCAGGCTTGGCCACGTGGCGGAGAAGCTGTTGGACCACTCGTAGAACGCCTGGGTGTGAGTCTTGTTGGAGTAGCTGTTGGGAAAGCGCTGCTGGATGGTCTTGTAGAAGTCCTCGTTCCAGGCGCGATACCGCACGATCTTGTCGAGGAAGTCGTAGTCGGGCTGCAGCCAGCGCCGCACACCCTCCACGTAGTCGGAAACGTACTTGGCGTCTTCTGTGCCCTCGCCGAAGCCCTCGGCGAACGTCTCCTGCAGCAGGAGTTTCGCGGGCATCGGCACGGCGGAAGCGATGTTCTCGATACAGTTCTTTCGGGCGAATGCGCCCGCGCCGTCAATGTTGGTGAGGTTCAGGCTCTCGATGTCCTCGTCCGGCGTGATTGACAGCACGTTACCGGTCATGGCCATGGAGAGCATCGCACGCTTGATGCCCGCAAGCCCCTGCATCAAGTTGTTCACGAAGCTGCCAGGCTGCTTCATCTTGGCAACGAGCACGCCGGCCTTCACACTGACCATATCGTCGGTGCGCATTGTCTGCACGAACGTCTTCAGCGGGTAAAGCGCGCGCTGATACGCGCTGCGCCCAACGTACCCGAAGGCGCTGGTGGTGTACCCAAGGAAGATGGGGTTTTCGTTCATCAGCACCACGGCGCGACTACGATGGAACTCCTTTCCGCTGACCGAGATATCACCAGCTTTGAGGAAGTCCATATGGTCCGGTGTCTGGCTCAGCACGAGCGAGCCCGCGGTGTTCAGCGGATCGTAGACGTTGAACCCAATCTTCGATCCCGGCAGACCCTTGAGGTCCAGCGGGAGGTTCAGAGGCACGCCCTCACTCAGTACGGCAAGGGACGCCAGCCCATACACCCGACAGAGCGTGCCGTGGTTAAACACGAGCTCGTCGCACTTCATCCGGTGCCACTCGTCGACGAACGCTTTGCGGACGATGTCATCAGGGGAGTCTGGGATGGCGATCTCGCGCGGTTTGAACTGCGCCTTCTTGATCGGCTCCTCGGCTATCTTCCCACCGAGTGGGTGGTAGAGATAGATCAGTTTGCACAGTTCGTACGACGCATCGCTGCCCGGTTCCATGTCCTCGCATTCGAGGAGCTTGGTCAGGTTGGTTCCCATTGAGGAACCGAAACCGCCGATGGAAAAGGTGGCCATCAGAACCCCTCAGCGTTGCCTAAAGCAACAGCAACGCCGTATGTGTATGTGTCGAGCAAATCGTCTGCTCTTTTCGCAGCGTCCTTGTCTCCGATCCTGAAACTCGTAACCTGCGTCAAAAGGTGGTTCCTCGTCTGGCCTTTGTAGTTGACGGTCTTGTCGTAGGCTGGCTGCGTGAACTTGACCTTACCCTGGTGGTGGTGGCCGGACACATTCAGCGCCCGCTCGTCTTTTCCGAGTGCTGTCATAGCCTCTGGAAGAGCCGTTACCGCCCACCCGCGATGAGTACCCTGCTGCAGCAGCACCGTGCCTGACCCTTCGTCCTCGATCATGGCGCCGAGCGATCCTTGCCGCGCGCCGCATTCTCGGGACAGTTCATCGAGCCGCTGAAACACACCCGGCAGCCAGCGCTCAAGCATGGCGCCCTCTATCTGCACGATATCCCAGTCCAAGATCAGCAGCGGGATCTTGGCGGAACGGCTCAGGCCGAAGTACGTGACCGCAGTCGCATCGTTATCCTTGCCGGTCTTGAGCGCCGTATCAATGACCGCGAACACCGCGTCGACATGCGACGGAACGGCGACGGGCTGGCCGTCTACCAGCATCTTATCCTTGGCAAAGAACGCAACGCCCGCCCAGTCCACAAAGTCCGCCAGGATTTCCTGGGCGTAAACGAGGGGATGCATGGACTTGGCCCACGCATCCAAATCTTCACGCGGCAAGAGAGGATTGGCATGCGACGGAGCGTGGAACGTCGTGAACCCATGCTCCGGCTCGTTGCAGATACGCCAGAAAAACTGGTCAGGCACCGCGCCGTTGGTGTTCGATAGGACCAAGGCTGAGCCCCGGTAATCCAAAAGCGTCGGCTTAATCGCCCGCTCCCAGATGTCCATCATGTTCGGCTTTGCGAACGCGGCCTCGTCGATGATGACCTTGTGGTACTTTCTCGACCGGCCGGCGTGCTCGTCCTCTAGCGTCCAGAAGTCGATACGTCCTCCGGTTATGGTTCGCAGGACTCCACGATCGCCAGACGGAAACTTGCGAACAGGCTGAAGAACCTCCGATACCTCTTGCAGAATTTCAGTCATCCGCTTGTAGTCGGGGACGAACCAACCCACCAGTTCGGACTTGATAGCGGCGTCCTCGGCGATGACCTCACCAAATGTGCTCTTGCCGTATCGGCGCCCGGCCCGGACAGCGAAGAACCGCGTCTTCTGTTTGTAAGCGTCAACCTGGCCGCTGTGCAGCGTCGGAAGTGTAACCGTTACCTCACGAACTGGGGCCGCCGGGTTCATGATTCTTTGGGCAGTCCGCCAGTGACCTTGATATTAAGAGGTTTTTCAGGATCAAATTCGTTCGTCCGGCGGATCTTCCAGTCGTTTGGCTTGCGGTTGCTGAGCCACATATTGATGGCCCCTTCGCTTGGCGGAACATATTCACGCTTGACCGCCCGGCGCACTGTGCCATCCGCGTTGATCTTCACTTCTTCGCCCAGGAAGCTGAATCCTGTAGCTCGGGAGTAGAGAGATCGTTCTACCCGCTCGTCGGCGGCATCTTTGTTGCGCCGCAATGCATTAAAAAACTCTTGATGCCGAGATTGCCAATGCCAGACCGTGACGACCGTTATGTGAAAGAAATCCGCGATCTCCTGGTCAGTCGCGCCGAGGGCGGCGAGCTTTGCTGCATCTTCGGCAAATTGAGGATCGTAAGATGTTGGACGCCCCCCGTTATGCCGACGCTCTGCGGCAAGTTCCTGCGCCCGGACAGCCTTCTTGTGACGGACCTTCTTGCTCTCGCGCTTGCGCTTTGGCTTTGGGCTAAACTTGATCTTTGGGGGCCGTCCGAGGCGGGCCACGAGATAGATCCCTATGTTTGAATTGAGAGGGGAAGCCTGCCCGCCGCTGTCCGGTCCGGTTGGTCTGGTGTGACGGGGGAGGCCGCGTCGGTGAGCAGGCTAGGGGGAAAATCGGCGTAACGTTACTGAGTGCTGCGCGAACCTATCGGACAACGGCATGCCACGAAGGGGCTGATCGGGTTCACAGCGCCTGGATCAATTCACGAGGAACGTTGACCTTACCGAACATTCCTGCCGACGCGAGAAGTACGTCCGCCCGGATTCCGTTGTCAATTTCAATTTTCCCAGTGATCCCCTGCCACGGTCCCCACAGGATTTGAATCACGGTCTCAGGCGGAAGTGGCTTTGGAGTGGCGCTTCCCTCCACAATCCTCGTCTTCAATTCTATGGCAAGCTCTTGAATACGCTCGCAATCTTGCGGTCGGATAGCAGTCGGAAACGCATGTTGGGAAGTCATCCCCAAGATGGTTCTAACCCCTCGCTGCCGAGGGATGGCCGGCCACGCGAAGCGGTCCTGCGACAAATCGAACTCGGCAAACAGATAGCCCGGGAAGGACAGAACGTATGGCCGCGCGAAGCGATGATGCGATCGCCTGATTCGAGGTTCCTTCAGGAGCAGCGTTTTGATGCCGAGATCGTTGATCGATCCTTCGGCGATTTCTTCCTGGATCGGATTTGTCTCGACAACGTACCAGCCCATCAGGTCACGGTTCTCGTTGGGTGATTCTCGCTGGGAGGTAGTTGTCGGCTATTTGCGATTCTCGGTCAATGCGTGAAGGGCCGCATCGGTCATGGATTGAAGCGGTGCCGACGGCCCGGTGAGTTCGTATTTGATCCCGCGCTCATGCGCCAACTCCCCAAGCATCTGGAGCGCCTTGTCGTAGACGCGCTTGCGCCGGAGAGCGCAGCGGACGGCGCCAGGCATAGCAAGGTCGGCGATGCAAGCCGCGCGCTGTTCAATCGTCATGGGCATGTGCGCTCTCCGCTGTTTCAGCATACGGCATCCCGATCAACTCGGCGATCATGCGGGCGGACCAGCCTCGGTCTGCCGCTTCCTTGGCGTGGCCGTATTCCTGGTCGCCGCGGAATAGGCTCAGCTTTGCGAGCTGCTCGGCGGTCCACGGCGTCAGGTCGCCGACGCCCTCCGCAGGCGTAACGGTTACGGGCGGCGGGTCGTAGTGCTCCGGACGCATCCAACGGGAAGGCTCGCGCATCACGTCTTCAGGCGCCGGTGACCACTTGAAGAAGCCCAAGGCACCCACCGCCGGCACTGGCCGGGCGCACGGCGTCGCGTCCGCCATCACGAGCGCTGACGGGCCGCAGAACCACCGGCTCGGGGAATAGTCGACGAACCCAAGCACGCGCGCCACGCCGATAATCGCGCCTCGGACCAGCAGGTGCGGCAACGGGCACTCGACGCCGATGCTCGCTATGAACTCGCGCGCCTCTTCGTATTCCGACCGCGTCATGCCCTGGGACGCGTGGATGGCGACAGCGCCCCGAAAGCCGGACGCGGGGTATTCCGATCCCCAATCGCGGTTCTCGACGTCCTTCGCGGCGTGTATCAACGCCCATGCCCACGGCTGGCGAACCGATAGAGCCACCTTGGGGAGCGATAGCGGGCTCGATATCGGGGCGGCGTGCACCGTCATCTTCCGGCCCGAAGCCGGTCAATCGACGGCGGCGTGATGAAGGGCTTCGGCTTCTCGGCGGGCGCTGGCTCCGTAACCGTTACAGGCTCGGGCTTCGGAATGGCATGGAATAGCCGGACGCGGCCATGGGCGAAGTCTCGCAGAATCCCTGGCCGGTGCCGCAGTATGTGGTCGCCGATCGTTCTCTGGTTGAGGCCGAACTTCTCGCCCAACATCGGGCATGTCGCGCCCTCCTGATAGAGCCGGTAGACCTCGTTCCACTGGTCGTCAGTCAGCTTGCTTGGGCGGGCCATGGCGATTCCTCTTTGCCGATCTTCCGGTATTCCACCGGCACGCCGTACTCCGCAGCGATCTTCACCGCTTCGCACATTCCGTCGCTGATGCCGTGGTCGCTGTAGACCACCATCGCCTCGGCGACGGGAATCCATGCGTGCCCTGCCGCCATGCCGAGTTTGCGCTCGTCAGGCTTGGCGTCGTCGAGAATGCCGTCCTGGGTGAATAGCAGGTGCGAGGCTATCGGCGCATCGCCAAGCCGAAGGCAATCGGCAAAAGCGCGCTTCGCATACGAAACGTTACGCGCCACACCATCCGGCGTCGGCGCCCCATACGGGCTCTCAAGCACTACCCTTCGCATTCTTCTTCCCCTTCTTCTGCAAGTCCGCGAGCGTCTTGCCGTCTTCGCGTGTCGCGATCTTGGAACTGAAATTCTGCCAGCGCTCGATGGAGACCTGCGCATACACCGGTTCGATCTCGATGGCGTAGCAGTGGCGCTTCTCCATCTCAGCGGCGATGATCGTGGTGCCGGAACCGCAGAACGGATCGTACACGCCATCGCCATGCTTGGAGTTGTTTACAATGGGGCGCTTCATGCACTCGACGGGTTTCTGGGTGGAATGACCGCCTTCAACATTCTTGTCGAGGTTGATATCCCAAAGCGTGGTCTGCTTACGATCGCCAGCCCAATGCCCGGTCTTTCCTTTTCGAACCGCATACCAGCACGGTTCGTGTCGCCAATGGTAATCGCCGCGCGAGATCGGATAGTTCGACTTTGCCCATATGATCTGACATCGGATTATAAATCCTGCACTTTCAAGGGAGGATTGCACCGTGCTGGCATGCCGGTCGGCATGCCAGCAGTAGGCAACGTCACCGGGAAAGTTAGCCCACGCCTCAGACCAGTCGATTCTTTCGTCGTTTGCGACAACGCCTACTCGGCGATCCGAGTAGGCGAGATTTCCCTTCGCAGCCTCAACATTACGCCAGTTCGGATCGTACTCGACGCCATACGGCGGATCAGTGACCATGAGATGCGGCTTGCCCCCCCCCCAGAACCTTCGCCACGTCGTCGGCGTTCGTGCTGTCGCCACAGAGCAGGCGATGATCGCCGAGCAGCCACAGTTCGCCGCGCTTGACCACGGGGTTCTTCGGTGGCTCCGGGGTCTCTTCGGCGCGGGCCGTAACTTCGTCGGGCGTGAACCCTTCGATGCCGAGTTCCCCGAGTTCGAGGTCGGCGAATCCGAGCAGTGATATGTCGTAGCCTTCGTTCTTCAGGCTGGCGATCTGCACACTCAGAAGTTCGTCGCTCCATCCAGCCGACAACGCAAGCCGGTTGTCCGCAATTGCATAGGCCCGCCACTGCCGCTCGGACAGGCCGTGGATCGTAATGGTCGGGACCGTAGCCATCCCGTTGGCCTTCGCCGCCATGAGCCGCCCGTGGCCCGCACCGATCATCCCGTTCGGCCGCAGCAGGATCGGGTTCGTGAAGCCGTACTCCCGCATGGAGGCGCGCAACTGCTCGACCTGTTCCGCCGAGTGCGTGCGCGCGTTGTTCGGGTCCGGCTTGATGTCCCCGATGGGCAGATACACGACCTTGAGGTCCGCCGCGTGCGTCAGTTTCAGGCTACGTTTTGTCGCCAATTTCCTGGGCTCCTATTGAGCAGCGGTAAATTAATAGGTCAGCATTCAGTACGATCTGGTCCGATTGCGGGCGTTCTCGACGGCCATGAGCCGGATGAATTTGGCTTGGATGGCTGGGCCGTACTGGGCGAGGATCTCGACGGACTTCTTGAGGGCGAACTCGTGGGGCGGGACGACGCGCCGGATAGCGCGGGCAAGGGTGGTTCCCCGATGCCGCTCGTCTTCGATCTTTAGGCTGAACGCCACGGTCTCGGCAAGGGCTGGGTTCGAGCTGGCGAAGCGGCTCGGATCGATGTAACGTTTCACGTCGCCGTCATGCATCACTCATCCTCCAGAAGACTATCGATCATCGTGCGCCAGCAGTTTGCGGCATCATGGCCGTTAAACCCGGCATTCTTCGCGGCAGCGATCATCGCCTCGCTGGGCTCCCGCGCCGCGCCGAACAGTTTTGACGTCATTCTGGTGCAGACCCGTTTGGCGTGTTGCTCGTAGTAGCCGCGGTCCTGATCGTTCCTGAATTCGGTTTGGCCAGCTTGGAAGAGCCAAAGTAGTTGAGACAGGCGGGCGAGTGTGGTCATGGGGCGGTTATCCTTTTCCTGATTCGCCGTCGAAAAACTGAACCGCGTCGCTGTAACATGCCGTCAACATTGAACGGGGAATGTCGACGCAAATCACCAAATCTATGCAGCGACTGAACAAGATTTCCGCCTGTTCTTTCGATGCAGCGAACCCCAAAAATCCACCATGAGACGGGACAAAATGGAGATCGAAAAGATCGCCACTCCGCTTCGGTGTCACCTCGTCTATGGACGGCTGCGTGGTGACGATCACGGCGTGATCCTCTTCATTTCGTCGGCGGAGAGGACGCGTCCGGTGACCCAGGCGCCAGTTCCCCACGACCACGGGCCGGGCACGCCGTTGATTTCCTCGCGGACAAAGTCCGTCATGTCGCCGGTATAGAACACAGTCGCCCGCAGGACGCCGCGCGAAGGGTCCATCACTTTCCGGCACCACCAGCCGTCGCCCATGTTCGCTTGCTCGACGGCTTCGAACTCGTGCCGCGCGCCGTCATGGGTAGCGCTGAACTTCACACCGACGCCGAGGGTAGGAGATTGTGACGATGGCGCCTGATTTCCGATGTAGACGCCGTTCATCATGATATCACCTTGTCCAGTATCCGCACGCGCTTGGCCGCTTCACGGAATAGATCGCCAAGGCTAACGCGGCCCTGCAATTCCTTGGGCAATCGCATCGCGTCGAGACACTCGGCGAGAAGCGCGTTCGAAACTGCTGCCAGCTCTCGCAGTGCGCCGTTGTTGTCTGTCGTCATTGCCGGACCCAGCCGACGTGCCATGCGTCATCTTCACGATCGACACCGGCGTCGATCTCGTTCGGGTGCCCGAATTCGTGTCGCACATCGCAGCGCAATTCCTCGACGGATCGGTGCTTGTCGAGAATGACGTACCAGCGGTGATCCTTCCAGCCGTTGCAGGCTAAAAGGTGGTGCCACGATCCGCCGCGCCAGCCAAGGTCGCGGCAGGGCTCGGTCACGTCGTCGACCAGCCGGTAAATCGGAGTGGGCCGCGGGGTGTGGTCGTACTTTGTCGGTGGCATCAGCGCGCCGGGGCATGGGTCCATAAAGTTTGCGGCCGGTGCCGGCGCTGCGGCAAGAATTGCGGCCAAGATCAGCGCGGTGCGATTCATGTTGCCGTCTCACGTTCGAAAACCGATAGTGCCCCCAATGCCACAGGCGGAAACGCCGCGATGATATCTAACCGCTGTTGCTTTCTTTCGGCGTAGGCGGCGTAGGCGGCGTCGGCGGCGTCGGCGGCGTAGGTGGCGTAGGCGGCGGCGGCGGTGGCGGCGTAGGTGGCGGCGGCGGCGGCGGCGGCGGCGTCGGTGGCGTAGGCGGCGTAGGCGGCGTCGGCGGCGTAGGAGGCGTAGGCGGCGGCGTGGGTGGCGTCGGCGGCGTAGGTGGCGTCGGTGGCGTAGGCGGCGTAGGTGGCGTCGGTGGCGTAGGCGGCGGCGGTGGCGTAGGCGGCGGCGGCGGTGGCGGCGTAGGTGGCGTAGGTGGCGTAGGCGGCGGAGGCGGTGGCGTCGGTGGCGTAGGCGGCGTAGGCGGCGACGGATTTCCTCACATTCTCCAGATCAATCGTGTCATCACCAGCACACCATCGCTCAAGATCGGCTACTGCATCGTGAACACGCTGATTCTTTGTGTGCGTTGCCGCTCGCTTTACGGCTGGAAGAACTGCACCAGCCAGAACGGCACGGCGAACGGCAATGTAATTCCAGTCCAGCGCACGGATCGACCATATTGCATCCTTGGCATCGTTTGTAGTTGCGATATCGCCAAGGCTGACAATTCGTTGGGAATCGAAATTGCCGTCCGCGTAGCCGAGGCCAGTGAGAAGCTTTGCCCAGCCTTCCGAGCACGGTGACTTCTCGCGAATGCGCGCGAGCGTGGTGGTAGGATTCATGACTTTTTCCCCTTCTTGGATTTCTTTTCTTTGGCGCGGAACTTCCGAACGCGCTCAAGCGTCGCCTTCCGTTGGCCGGCGATCAGCGCCTCGTATTTTGCTTTCCAGTCGACCACGGGCTCAGCCGACGCGTCTAAAAACGCCTCGGTCCGCAACCGTTCGGCGGTGGGTGATTCGGCAGGCTTCCGTGGGATGGGCGCGGCGCGCTTGCGCTCCGGTTTCGGCACCGGTTTGGCCGATGGCGCCTTCGCAGGTTCAGCCTTGGGCTTTGGCTCGGTGGCGCCGGACTTCTTGCCGCCTGCCGCAGCGAGCGCGCGGGGCGAACAGTGTCCGTCGTGGAGGGTGTTGCAGTTCGGGCAAAATCGTTTTGTCATGGCGTAACGTTACACTGCGTCGCGCCAGAATGCAAATGCAGCCCGGAAGCCTTGGCGACCTCCGGACTGCACCTTGAAGCAGTTCCACTTAGTGATTCCAAACCTTCGAGAGTTTAATTCAGTTACCGCGGCTTTTCGGGGCTACATCGGCCCCGGATCCCGCGCCATGGCTGCCTCCCGTTGCTCATGCCAAGAGCGTAGCGTCGTACTGACAGGCGACGGTATACCGCTATTCGGCTACAGGTGGAAGGGCTTCGACGCTTCTGTCGCGGCCGGCGTGTTGGCGGTGAGCGCCGCGGAGAGCGGGGCGATGTTGTCCTTCATGCCCTGAAGGATGGCGTCCAGCGCCGCCGGGTCGTCCTTGGCGGCGATAAGCTGGTTGATCAGCACGAGCAGACCTTCGTCGATCGTCCGCTCGGCGGTCACTTCGGCTTGGATGTCGGCAAGCGTTGCCATGGCGAGTTTCTCCTGGTTTGCGATGGTGCGAAGGAGCGCCTCGATGCGCAGAAGCGCGGCGAGGGTGCGACAGCCGAACATGGGGCGCGATCCTTATTGCGAATAGTACGCATATTATCGGGCGCGACTCTGCCGTCAATGGGCGCGCGGCCGATTTGAGTACATTCCTAACCTGCCCAGCCTGGACCGACCGGCATAGCGTGCGCGCGAAACCGTAGGGGGAGCCCCCATGTCGATCCTCGGCGTCGTGTTCCTGATCGTCGCGGCGTTCCCGCCCGCGAACTCGACCATCAACTTCTTGCCGCTCGGGCTCGCCTGCTGGCTTCTGTCGACGTTCGTCTGAGACGGATTATTTTCCGCCAGCCGATTGCCGACGTCATGGCTGCGAGCATCGCTAGACCGAGACCAGCCCAGAACACTGCCGCGAATACCTTGGCGACCAGTTCCCCGCTGCCGACAATCGCGGTGTACGTCAGAGATCCGGCACAGATACCGAGTATGACGACTATCGCGGCGCCGAGCCAGCGGCCGTCCGCAAAGCGCGGGTTGCGTCCGGCAGAATCTAATTCAAGTTCCTCGCGGACATCACTTGGTTTGATAACGGTCATGGTTTTCCCCATTTGGACGTTCCGTTTCGCGTTCATCGCAGGCTTTCCGGCAGCACCGTTCGAATTTTCTCTTGTGAAATAGGGTCATCATACGGAATCTGGTTGTAGACCAGGACCAGAGCGTCGAGATACCGGAGCGCCATCACGGCGAGTGGCGTCGGACGGAATGGCGTTCCATCGCGCTCGCCGGTTTCCCATGCCCGAATCGTAGCTGTGCCGTTTGGTGTGAACCCAAGCGCGTCTGCGAGTTCACGTTGCGACAGTCCGAGGCGCTCGCGGATACGGCGAAGGTCGTCTGGTGATGGTGTTTCGATAATCATGGTGACAATCTCACTTTGTCAGTTTTGTTCTCTGATTCCATCTGGCAACGGCGGCATGTTCTCGCTCATCGTCATCTTAATGTGGACCATCTGCGCTGCACTTCTCACACTCGACAAACCAGAATGATGCGCCGCCCATGTCCTGTAGCTTCAGTTTCTTAGAGCCGCAGAACGGGCAGGGTTTCGCATCTTTTATCGTCAGCGGCATGGCTTACATCACCCTTTGCTTATTGGAAATTGTCTGACTCGTAATTCTTTCGGCCATTCTGCCATGTCACCGCCCTTGCTATCGGCCAGTTTCAGCGTCGTGACGTTGACCCCGTTTGCGTGCGGTCCAGTGACGTTCGATCCGAGCTGCTTGACAAAGCACGCGACGCCTTCGCGCGCGCACTGCTCAATGATCGGCGTTGCCCAGCGAGTGTCAAACATCCTGGCGTGCGGCCCACTTTCGCCTCCGATGATGACCTGATGGATTCCAGTCATCTCGAACGGTTTGAGTTCTTCGAGAAGCGGCTCCAGCGACAGAAATCTAACTGCGGCCGGCGTCGTGCGTAAAAGCGGGATACGCTCACGCGCGCGTTCGTTGTCCTCAACGCTGGCGCCGAGCCATACGTTCGGAAGGATTTCAAGAAGCAGAGAAATGTCCTCAAATTCAAGCGCAACACCGAAAGACCGCGCCGCGTCATTTGTCTTCCGCGCACGATCGCGTCGCGCAAAGTATTGCGGCATGCGCTCGGGACGCTTCGTCAGAATTTGGTATGTGTGCTGCCCTGCAAACGCCATGACAGCGAACACCTTGTCGATCGTTTCATCGGAAAGCGCTTCGTGGAATAGATCGCTGGTCGAGTTCACGAAGATGCGGCGCGGCTTTCGCCATGTCATAGGAAGAAGCAATTGGCTTTCGACCAACTCCACCTTGCCGGTCCATCGGTGATCGCCGCCCTTCATCGCGGCAAATCCATGTCCCCATTGTCCAGGATCAGAAAATCGCGCCGCCATGACTTCGGCATAGCAATTCACGCATCCCGGCGATTTGCGCGTGCAGCCGCGAATTGGGTTCCAGGTCGAGTCACACCACTCGATTGAGGTGTTGCTGGCCATTACAGTTTTTCCACCTTCTCAACCTGATAAAACGCATCGCGATTGCGCACGTTGTGATCGGCGCAAGCCGCGCACATCGGCAAAACCTCACTGCGGTTTTCGATCATGAATTCCGCCGGCCTGCCGCACGGGATGTAGATCGGAGCGCCCATGGCGCATTCTTGGCAGGTATCGTTCTCCGCTGGCCTTTTGGCATTGTCCGGCGGCCCGCAAAGCCGATCAGCAATCTCGACCGCATCGCCGCCGATCACCAGACAGCCGAAACGATGCTGGCGAAGCACCTCGTGCGCGACGAGATCGGTCATGCCGGGAAAGAGCCTAGCGAGCGCGGCGGCATCGCCTTCCACGCAATTGATCGCAAACTTCGCGCTGCTCAGTGTGGTGATGAATCTCATGTCAGTTTCCTTATCACGCGGCACGATTGTCGATGACTCGGAAGCGGCTCTCGTGAACGCAGAGCTTGCCGCCGTCATTGAATTTGACGATGTGCCAGCCATCGCCGGGCAGTGGAAGATTTTGGGGGCGCGGGCGAACAACTATCGCGCGCTCCGGCGAGACGGCGCCAAAGCCGCCCATCGCGGGCGTGCCGTGCAATTCGATCTGTGTTCCGTGTTTGAGGCTGGTCATTTCGGTTCTCCTCGTCAGGCGGGCTCACCGGCCCAAATCATCGAAGGCAGTGTAGGCCGATTCTCGCGTATTGTGCAAGGGCTATTTTGGCCGCTTTCCATCATCCTTGCGATTGCGTTTCAGCCAGCCGCGGGCGTGCCGTGTGGAATAGCGGGCATCACATTTCTTCCGCCGCCAGATTAGCAATCATCGCCTTCCAGATTATTTCGCCGCGGTAGCTGTGGCGCACTTGGTCCGCCGCGGTAATCATGTCTAGACTCGGCTCTTCGATCGCGGCCAGGAACTTTCGCTCATTCGCGTAGAAGCGAGCCCGAATGCGCGGCGCCGACGCCACCCACGCCCCGTCATCCATCTCGGCGATTGTCTGCGCCAGTTTGTCGAGCGATGCGGTCATGCCGGTTCCCCGCTGGCCAATAGCGGCGGCGTTGCGACGCCCGTCGTCAGCCCGCGCCGTTCCTTGATCCTCCCAGGCAGGCGCCGGATCAACTCCGCGCGCGCCTTCAAGCCCTCGTCCTGCTCTTTCACCGCATCGACCACTTTCTTGATCGATGGCAGAAAGTCGCATCCGGCGCGCAGCTTTGCCGCCGCGACCTCGATCGCCTGCGCGCTCGCGCCAAGCGCCAGCACGTCATGCGCCATCATCCGCGAAAATATCCGGATGTTGACGTCCTTCGGTGGGATAAAACTCCCGATCAGTTCCGCTACCGCGTCGATCACGGAGTGGTCCGCCGCCTGCGTCTCGATCAACTCGCACAGCCGCTTGGCCTCGCCGCTCGCGATCATAGCCTCAGCCGCGGCGCACAGCGCCTCAGCGTCGCCGCCGACCAGCCTATCAGCGTCCGCGTGCCACAGCCCTACCGCCCGCTCCGCGCGCTCCAGCAGGTCTCGCCCCGCGACATACCCATCAAACGTTGCGATCTCAGTGCGCACGGCGGCTCTCCATGAAATCGCCCAACCCCTCGAGCGCGGACTCGAAGCCTGTCGTGTGGAGCGGATTCCGGTCGGTCCGGTTGTCGAACTTCCCCTCGATAATCTTCGCGAAGCTTTCGGCCTTCGCGAACCATGCGATGTCGACCTTCCAATTTTCATGACCAGCCGATCGCTTCGCCCGGCCGCTCAGAAAATCCGACCGCGCCGCGCGCGCCACAGCCGCCCGCCAGCCGTCGAGCCCGACTTCCTTCAGTCGCGCCTCAATGAGTTTCCGCCTGTTGGCGGTTCTCACCACGCATTTGATCCACTTAGGACCGTTTTCCGCAGACTCGTTGAAGGCGTCGATAGCGAGATCAGCATCGGATTGAACGGCAACGACGGCGACAGCCGTAGATGGGGTTTCAGTCTGGGGGTTCTCTTGGGGGTTTAACAGTGGGGGTTCTGTCTGCACGTGGCGCACTACCCCCTCTGCACGTGGCGCACTACCAGTATGCGCTTCCTGCATGGGGGGTACTGCATGTGGCGCATTACCCCTGCGCACGACCGTAACCACCTCAAAAGTGGTTTCCAAGTTGAGCTGATATTTGCTAGGAAGATTTACCCCGCCTTCGGACCTCCGGATCACGGTGATCATACCCATGTCTTCCAGCTTTTTGAGGTGTTCCCGGAGTGCGCGTTCGGACAATTCCAAGTGCGCGACGAGGTGGGGGATCGACGGGTAGCAGTGCCCCGTGTCGTTGGCGTTATCGGCGAGCTTCACCAAAACAGCCTTCGTAATCGGCGAACCAGTTTTCTGCTTGAATGCCCACCCAACGACGTGACCGGTCATGCGAGCCTCCGAAGATATGCTTCCAAAAACTCAACCGCGTCGTCTGGAGAAAGATCAAACCATTCTCCACTTACGCGGTGCTCATGAAAATGAGCGTGCGCAGCACTTTCCACATCACGCATACTTTCTCGGGATGTTTCGAAAGAACGCACCAGCTTCAAAAACTTTCCGCTAGTGCGTTGTAGATCTCTTATCCGCTTCTCGACATCTATAGAAATGCCTATTTTGCAAGTATTATTGGCAGCCTGAATTACGTAAACGAATCCGCGTCTTGAACTGTTGCCATGTGACGCCATCGTTTGCGGTGAACTGTTCGCAGGCGGTTCGCAATAGCCGGCGGACGTGAATAGTGTGAAATAAACGACGAATGGAATAGGAGGAATTCCATCTGGAATTGCCCGCTCAAGCAGCCCAAAAAATTCTAAATCCTCAAATATGCGCCATGCTTCGTCTACGCTTACTCCCGCGCGATTTATCAAATAATCAAATTCAATCCGACCGTGACCTTCGCAGCAGTAGTCGGCCATAACAAGCAACACCATTTTTTGCGCTGCGTGAAGTTTCTGATTGAGCGCCCAACTAATTTCCACACTAGACATGCTGTCCCTCTCCAATTGTTGTTCTCAAAATTCCAATCTCATGTCTGCGGTCGACGGGCGTTCGTCGCGGATCGCGGCGGCACGCTTATCGATGAACACTTCGAAGTAGTCTGCCTCGGCACCAGCCCTGTTCTTCAAAACGCCGATCTCGAGCACGTCCTTGGCCTTTTCGTCTTCGACCATCGCCTTGTTGCGCTGCTCTTCGTTGTGCGCGGCGCGAATCTTCTCTTTCGTGTAGCGCTCCGGGCGCATGATACCGATCTGGCCGTCCGCGTCCTGCTCAATCGATCCTGATTCTCGAAAATCGGACTGCCGTGGATGCTTGTCGTCGCGGCTTTCGATCTCGCGGCCAAGCTGGGACAGAACGACGAACACCCAGCCAAGGTCTTTCGCAAGAGTAGCGATCGATCCGGTGATCTGAGTGATTTCTTCAACGCGGTTGGCGCCGCGGCGGACGCCATTAGAACTGACTTTCTGCAAGTGGTCGACCACGACCAGCCGCGTGCCGGGGTTCATCCTCGCGCGCCGCCGGCAGTTGCTGTCGATCCATTCGACGGTGAGCCGCCCGGCGTCCATGATCTCGATCGGGAGCCGTGAAAGCTCGTTGCGCGCGACGGTGGCTCGCTCAAGTTCTCCGCCCGAGGCGTTCAAGTGCTGAAAATGCTGATAAATCAATGGCCGCAAGCGTTCCTCGACGCTGCGGTCATAATCAATATCGCAAAGCATGCGGGCGCTGAGGGCTTCGTCGCCCATCTCGCCGCTGTAGTAATCCGCGGGAAAACCCTGGCGCGCTGCATTGAGACACAGTGTTGTTCCGATGATCGATTTCCCCATGCCAGGGCGCCCGCCCACGTACCAGACAGTTCCCGGCAATAGCGCGCCGATGATCCGGTCCAGCGCGCCGATCCCGGTCTTGATGCCCAGCGGCCGCTCTTGCAGCGCCTGCTCCTGGATGCGCCTCAACAGGTTGTCTGCGGCCTCATAGGCGTGGATCGTCTGATGCCGGGCGCCACGCCCCATGCCGGACATCACCGCCGCAAGAGCGTCCGTGGTGTGCTCAGCGATAGCGTGCGCAGGCTGATCGCGCGGGTTCTCATATGCGGAGTCAATCGCGTCTTCGGCTATGCGGATGATCGCGCGGCGCTGCGAAAGACGTTTCAATATCTGCGCAAGGTCAACGATGTTCGGAAGGGCCGGAGCGGCCGACGCCAGTCCGGCAATGTAAGCGTGCCCGCCGACTTCCTGAAGCCCGCCATCGTGCTTCATTACCGAGTGCAAAATCAACGGCGTGACGGCACCTTCGTTGTGCAGGTGGACAATCATCTCGAACAGACGCTGATGCAGCCCGTCGTAAAGGTCTTCCGGCTCAAGAATTTCCGACACGGCTTCGATCAGTTCATTGCTGACGATCAAACTGCCAAGCAATCCCTGCTCACACTCGATATCTAAAGGCAGGTTTCGCGCGTTGCCCTGGTCCATCACGCGGCCCTCCGCGCGCAATGCAAAATCGTGGCGTATATCGTGATGGATTGCATTTGTTCCGACCTTTTAGCGTCCGTCGGCCGGACCGGGGTCAAAGGTCGGAGAAAACCCAACGAGCCCGGCCTGACGGCAACCCGATTAGCTACATCGAGCCCCAGCGACGATTTCCGCTGGCACGTAATTGGTGGCGCCGATTCCCGACGAAGCGCAACGTCAATTTTGCAGATATCAACAGGATGGCACACTCTGTCGCACGGGCGGCTTCGTCCTGCGCTACGGGTAGCGGCTCCGTCGCACGGAACGCACAAGTCAGATGCCGGAATCCCCTTCCGGCGGCATGGTGAACGGATCAAGACTCGGCTGGATTTCATCCACAGTGCCCGATTCGTTCGCAACGACGAGACGCGGCCGCTCAGACAACTTCAAGGCGATGCCCAAAGGTCCAGCCGGCGCACCGTTGCCCAGCTTCGTCAGCGCCGCCACGATGGTTTCAAGCGGAACGCCGTGCTGCCTGGAGATGCTGAAGACCACCGCTGCGTCACGCGAGATCGTCGCCGCCGCGCTTCCGACTTTGCCACCGTTGAGAAACAGTTCCGCGACCGTGCCATCGTCGAACCGTCAGACTGTCGCATGATATTTCACACCTTCGTGCTCGAAACAGAAGGTTTCAGCGGCGTTGCGATCAGGAAGGCGGGTGCGTTCGGTCAAGGGAATAACTCGCTTTGGCGCGCGTCTGAGAGGTCCAGCATGCGGAGGACGGTTTCGCCCTGCCACGCCTTATCCCAGACAAACCATCCGTTGAGCATCGGCGGTGCGCCTTGTCCGGTGAAATCTATTTTCCAGCGCATCAAATAAACGCGCGCGGGCGGATGGGCCGCCCAAAACGGTCCGAGCCCACCGGCTCCAGGCCAGGACCAATTCATCAGCAGCGCCATGTATTCGACGCCAAGCGTATCAAGCGCGTGCTTAAGCCAGCGAGCCTTTCCGTTGCCCCAGCCACATTCTGCGAAAGGCGGGTTGGTCACGATGGCTCGCACAGGCGCGGTGGCAAAGTCGTAGAAATCTCGGATCACCGCACCGCAGCCTCTGTCGATCAAGTCGGAGGCAAACACCGATAGGCCAACGGTTTCCATCTCGCGTTTCATCGCGCCATCGCCGCACGCTGGTTCCCAAATCGTCACAAAGTCGCGTAGCCGCTCAATCTCAGCGCTCAAGAACGCGCGCGTCGGTTCTGGCGGAGTTGGGTAAAAGTCTGCGGACTCGCGCTCAAGACCGTTTGCCTTGGAATAACTGCCGTCGAGCAGGCGAACGGGAACCGGCTTCGACTTCTTGCCGGTGGCTCGGAATAGACCGCGAGCTGAAACGGTCACACTGAACCGCCCATTCGTATTCTCGCCTGTGACAGCACCGCTTTCATGTCGATGCCTGATCGCTTGCTTTCGCTCCGTGAAAGGCCAGCCAGCCGAGCAACGCCAAACCTAATTGACGTGTGGTCAAAGCCGGACACGTTGGCAATTCCCTTCATAGAATAGCCTTCGTTTGCGCTCATCAGGCGGCACCATGCGCGCCAGCGGACTTGCGTAACGCCACGGCGAATTGTTCCTGCCATGACCTCCACAGGGCTCTTTCCGGCCGCCAACGCTTCTTGCGTGACGGTGTTGATCCACAGCCGCTTTGACGGTTGTCTTCCTGCGCTTCCAGCCATAATCCCCTCACGCTGTTTTCTGTTTCGGCTTCCATCTTCGCAAATAAACCGGCACTTCCGAATATGGATAGTCGTCGCAGTGTTGCAAAATTCCGGCAAGGTGCTCTGCGTATCGGCGAGCCGGGCCCAGCCGATTGAACTTGAAAGCGAAGAAGTCGCCGTATGGCGCCGGGCCATCCTGTCGCTTAACAAAAAACCGATATGGCCGGTCCCTTTCGATGATCCAGGCGCCGCTCGGTCCCGCTACCAAATAGGCTCTCATGCCGTAACGTTTCAGGCCGGCGCGCGGGTTCATTTGAGCGCGGCACGCGGCGCGCGCTTTCTGCGTTCCCGCTTTATCGGCGCCTGATGCTCGCGCTGAAACAGCGGCGTCGTCAGGTGCGCGGTCGACGGCTCCAGCTTTTCGAGTGCATAGGCCGCGATGCAAAGACTATCACCGGCGTGGTCGTCACAGACCGGCCAGCCGCGGTCGCGGCATGCTTGCATCACCGCAGCCTTTATGTCCTTGGATTTGCGGGGAACATGCGCCAGGAACTTCCGGCGCGCTGACGGTTCGTCCCATTCCGTACACCGGATGCGCAGCTCGTCCGCGATCTCTTCGATCTTTGCCAGTATCCCGAACAGCGGCCGGATGGAATCCGGCTGCACGGCGCGGCCTCGGATCAACGCCACGAACGGACTGGCGAATGCGATCACGTCCGGCCGCACTTCAATGATAAGGCTGCGGATCACGTCGTCAGCGTGCCGCATGGTCTTGCCCATGTCGTGCGGACCGCCGCGAAGAAGGCGGCTCCCGGAGATGGCATTTTTACCGCCCCCGAGAGCTGCATAGCCGAGGTGAATTCCACCATCGAGTCCGAGGATTATCACCCGCCGCTGGCCTCGGCGAGTTGGCCTTCGATGTACCGACCGAAAGGCGTATCACCGAGCGCCGCGCGCAGCGTTTCGATCTGCTCGCGCTCAGAGGCTTCCATCTCCTGCTCTTCCTGTTCCTGCCGCAGATTGTTGAGGTAGCGGCGGAACTCCTTGCGCAAGATCTTGCGCGAGCAGCCGATCTTGTTGGCGCCTTCTTCGTACAGGTTCTTGAAGTCGACGCGGAACTCGCCCATCTGGCTTTCCATGTCGGCCTGCAGCTTCGCAAGCCGTTGAAAGATGGGCTCGGCATCCTTGCGGATGGTCGTCAGATTGTGACCCATGCTCGGGCTTTCCGAGCCCTTGCCGGTTCCGCCGCCTTCATCGTCGGCTGGCTTCTTCCTGCCCCGGCCTTTCTTCGCCGAGTCTTTCTTCACACGTTCCGCCATGTCAGTCCTCTCCGGGTTTGAGATTACGATTCGGCTGGCTTTTTCGATGCGCGCCAGCCCGGCGCCGATAAACGTCAGGACGCAAGTCGTACTTGGTGATCTTGTGGCGCGGGCGCTTCAGCGCTTTACGCACAGCTTCCGCAACCGCGAGCACGCGGTCGGCCGGGCACACGTCCCAGCCGTTGATCGCCTGCCGGGTCACGCCAATCTGCCGCGCCAACTCGGCCGCCGACCCTACGATCTGGATTGCGTGTTCGAGCGCGATCTCCGGTGTCATGCCGCCGCGCTTTCGCCGTGGTCCCGATTGTAGGTGTGCCACGGCTGCGCTTGCTGTTTCGGAGGCTCGTAATCCGCGGGCTTGAACCGCTCCGGCGGAATGTATGGGATGTTCTTGACGTCCTTTCGCAAGCAGGCGTGCGTTTCGAGATATTTCTTGCTCTTGCGGTCGCGATTGTTGGTCTGCCAGCGTTTCGACATCAGATGAATCCTTTGTCCTTGGCGAGCCATTTCGGCATCGCGAATGTGCCGTCGCCGTTGTCTTCGACCTGCGACTTCGGAACCCACTCAGTCTTGGCGCCGTCAAATAGACGCCATACCTTCTCGGTCTCGCCCTTCACTTCGGCGGAAATATCCACGAGGTCGGATTTGCGGCATTCGTCATCGCGGCCCATTCCGATACTCCTCAATTCTTTACAGCCGCAACAGCTTCGGCCAGTTGCAGCAGGTTGTCGTCGGAGAGGGCGTTAATGCCCTCTCCATCGTCACGTTGACTGATGGGATCGCTCTTGATCCGCCACATCGTCTTGCCGTCGTAGGTACGATGGCGCGTGGCTGTCACCCGACGACCGTAGGCGTCTCGACCGATCTCAAAGGTCTGCTCAGTGATTGTGATTGTCGCCATCAGTCCAGCCCCAACGCGGCACGTTCGGCGGCATCAACGAACGGGTCGGGAGCACGGCCTGGATCGGGACACGCGGCTCGGATTTCTCCGCGTAGCACTTCCGCGCACTTGTTATTGCCAAAGGTGATAACCGTGCCACCGGGAGCAACGCCGTGCTGCTCCAGTCCGCTATCGGTTGCGTCGGTTCCGACCGTGCCCGCTACTTCGACCGGTTCGATGAACAGCGCTGGCGAGCCTTCGTATGTCCCATGGTTCACCACGAACGCGCCAGTCCCGAGTTTGATGTGGTTTACGCCTTCCATTTGTCTCTCCTCGAAAATTACCGGCGGCATGCAGGTGAGCGGACATACCCACCGCCAGCAGTGCTCCGCTCTTCGTCGTACCCCTCGCGGGGAATCTCATTGCCTCGATAGCTCGCGAACGCTCTCGACGAAGCACCAAATCCATATCGGAAGCCAGCCGACGACGGTGAGCGCCATCCAGCCGCCACTGATGTGGTAAGCCCAGCGATAGAAGATCGCGGCGAAGAGGCCGAATGAAAGATAGATGATGATCACGGTGTACATTGTTTCAAAGCCTTAAGAGTTCGCGTCGCACGAATGCGACAAGTGACCGGGCGTCTTCGTGCCACCAAGCAAATGCGACGAGAAAGCCGCCAAACCAAACGCCTAAGATAAACAGCATCATCGTCGGCATCCTCTTATGAAAGCCGAGTCCAGCGTGACCCCAACAAAATACGTGTGATAATCCGCCGCCACAGCGGAACATTGTATGGCGTGCCTATAGTCATCAGTGCCGTATCATTTGCGATTTCGGAAGCACAAGCGCCAAACACATCCCACCTCCATATCAAAGGCAGTGAAGGCCCGGATTTGGAAACATCCACTCCTGTATAGCGGTCCAGCATGTTTTACTCCTTGTCTGCACGCTATATCTTGTGCAAATCACGGGCGGCAACATAGGCTCCCGCTTGTCGCCTGTAAAGCGCTGCCGCATTTTGCCGCTTGCATATCGCGCGAGACGGGGCCATGGTGCGCGCAGAGATTCGACGCCGGAGGGATTGCCGATGACGAAGCCGCCGAACGCATGGAAGCGCATGCAGAACCGCTACGGCTGGCCATACGGGCCGCTCGGGACCGGGATATTTGTCGTGGTAGGCGTGCCGCTGCTCTACGCCGCGATATGGGTCGTCACTGTTCTAGCCGTCTCGGTGCAGGAGTTGGCCCGATGAACGGCTGGCTTCTGGTTCTCGCTGCCGCCGCTGGCGTCTGGGCCGGCTTTGCGGCCGTGATTTTGATGCTGCCCGCATGACGGACCACGTACTCCTGATAGACTCCAGCGGCTTTGCTTTTAGAGCCTATTACGCTTGGCCGGCATGGTCGCGCGCCAGCGACGGGGCCCCCACAGGCGCCGTACTGGGATTCATGAGCATGGTCTGGAAAATGCTCGGCGCCGCCCAAGCTGACCCGCCGACGCACGCCGTGGCCGTGTTCGACGCGCCGGGAAAGAACTTCAGGCACAAGCTTTTTCCGGCATATAAGGCGAACCGAGAGCCCGCGCGCCGGATCGAAATCGACGAGCAGCTCCCGATGATCCGCCATGCTGCCGAAACCCTCGGGCTGGCGCGCATGGAATGCGCCGGATTCGAGGCTGACGATGTTGTCGCAACTCTTGCGCATCTAGCAGTCCGGGCCGGAAAGAGGGTCACAATCGTCAGCAGCGACAAGGATTTCGGACAAATGGTCGTGGACGACTCCATCGAAATTGTCGACCCGATGGCCAAGCGCCGCATGCTCGCCGCGGATATCGAAAGAAAGATGGGCGTGCCGCCCGCGCTCGTGGCGGACGTTCAAGCGCTTGCGGGCGACGCGATCGATGGCATTCCCGGCATCCCTGGGCTGGGGATGGAGCGCGCGGCCGCCCTGGTGCGACGTTTTGGCTCGCTGGCCGAGGTGCTCCGCCACACCGACGAATGCCGCTGGCCGCAGGTCCGCAGCCAATTGAAGCGTCACGCCGCCGACGCCCGGCTCTACCTGAAACTGACAACGCTTCGCAGAAATGTCCCGCTCAAGGTGAACTGGGATGAACTTCGGGCCCAGCCGGCCGTCAGGAGCCACCTTGTGGCCATCTGCAAGGCCCTGGAGGCGTCGGCGCACTTCGAGGCTATCTTCCACCTGGACTGCGCTGCCCCCCGCTCCGTGCCCCGCGTAGCCGACCCTATGGCATGGTGGAAGGAAGAGCTACTCGCGTCCCGCCAGCCGGTGCCCGACGAGCCACAATGCGGGTTCTATCAGCGTCGCCTAGCCCGCCGGTGCCCATTCGTCCCGGCGCGCATCTGGCGGGAGCGCGCGGCCGATCCCGTGACCGGCAAGCCGCTGGACCGGGACATGCTGCGCTGCGAAGTGGCCGGGAAGCCCCGCGACCCGTTCTCAGAATGGCAATGGCTGTTCGGGAACCCGATCACCGAGGCCACCTACAAATTCGAGATCGCCGACGGTGAATGGCTGAAGGTCTATCAGCCCGATCATCCCAAGGCGCACCCCGATAAACCGGTGGACATTTTGAAAATGCCCGCTCGACATAACCCACATCAACGGAGAGGAACAACGTCATGACCAGTGAATCCGCAGCGCCCATAGGGCACAATCTTCCTCCTGTTGTTGTGCCGAGCGACGAGTCTGTCCGCGGTGATCTTGAAGCGCGCTATCCCGAGGTCAAACGCGAGATAGACGAAATGGAAGAGGCGCTCAAGACAATGCCGGCCGTCATCGAAAGCGAAGATACTGCCAAGGCTTTGGCGGATAATCTCGGCAAGATCGGCAAGCTGCGCAAATCGTGGAAAGCTTTCCGCGCCGACGAGAAGAAGCCGTGGAATACGGTGATCGGAATCATCCAGAATTTTTTCGTAAATGGCGAGGACAAACTCCAATCATGGGACGAAAAGTGGCGGCCTATTCTGAAGGTGTGGCAGGACAAGAAGGAATCTGAAGCTGCTGCTGCCCGTCAACAGGAAATCGATCGCCAACAAGAAGAGGCGGAACGGTTGCGCCTGAAGGCCGAAGAACTCAAGATGGACGCGCTCTATGCCGAAGCGCTCAAAGAATTGGCAGAGTTCAACGAAGCTGCCGCGCGCAAGCGGCTCGAAGATCAAGAGCGAGATCGCATAGCGGCGGAAGCGCTTGCCGAAGAGGAACGCAACAAGCAGCGCGCGCTCGAAGAAGAAAAGAAAAGGCGCGACCGCGAAGAGCGCGACCGCAACACACAGACATTTCGCTCAATTCGCGCCAGCATGAAAGCCGCCGAGAAGCTTCATCTTTTGGTCGAGGCTGATGAAGCCGACGACGATGAAATGGCGCAACTCGACGAGATCATCAAGCCGGCTGGATTGCTCAGCACGTTGACCGTGCCATTGAATGCGTCTCTGCTTCTCGACGATGAGCAGCGCACTGAACTCGACGGCGTCAAGACTCGTCTCGGAGAAATGCGCACCGGATTCGAGGAGCGGTCGAACAAACGGGAACGCGCCAAACGCGAGAAAGCTCGCTTGGCGGAAGATGCCGCAGCTCGCGAACGCGCCGAAGACCGCATGTGGTCTGATGCTCGTGAGGAATTGCGTCTTTACGATCAGCGTAAGGCACGCGAAGCAGCCGACGCAGCGGTCGATACTGCAAAAGCCCTCGAAAGAGATACAAAGGGCAGCATCGGCGAGGCCCGCACACTTGGCCGTTCGGCTTACGCGGGCATGAAGGAATCTGCCAGAGCGGTAAAGGACACCACTCAGCAAGCCGAACGTACTGAGAATCGGGTCAGCCGCCTTGAAAAAAGACAAGAAACGGCAACAGGCGACGGAACAGTTCGTGGAGAGTATTCGGCGGTTTCGTCTCAGACTGGACACTGGACGGCAAATATCACGGACGAGAACGCGCTGCGAGCGGTATGCGGGCCATTAGGACCACATTTCACCGCAGACGCACTCCAAGGCTCCGTCCATCAATGGATGGTAGCGCACCGCGGAAGCTTTGAAGGAGAGCGCGCGACAGATACGGCGCTGCCCGGTGTTGTGTTTATATGGGAGCGCGGTCTCGCGATTCGCGCATGATGCCGTACCCGACCATGGAAGAAGTCGAGTCCGCGAGCAGGACGCAAATCTGCCGCTGGTATCGGTTTCTTCCGTCGCCGGGAATCGCCGCAGCCGGAACAGACAGTTTCGACGCTGCACTGGAACGTGAACTGCCGATCATGAACCGCATATCCGCCCGCTACAAAGAACTCGGCGGGTTCACTCCGCGGATATCGAAACAGGTCGGATGGGATATAAAGGAATCTTGATATGGCAACAGCCGCAAAAACGAAAGACGTCACGGCGCAAGTCGCGCCACAGGTGGAATCCAGAAACGAACTCGTACCGGCTGCGTCCGGATCGATGAAGTTGCGTCTGCCCTATCCGCGCACGCTTGAAGAATATGCCGGAATTGATCAGCGCACATGGCAAGTCCTGATCGATGCGGTGTGGCCGTCGGCGAAGACGGTCGAGTCCGTGTGCCTTGCGATCTCCTACTGCAAGAGCCGGAACCTGGATCCGCTCAAGCGCCCTATCCACATCGTCCCGGTCTGGTCGAAGACCGGAGGCCCGAACGGCACCGGCGGTGAGGTGGAGACGATTTGGCCGGGAATTTCCGAACTGCGCACGACGGCGGTGCGCACAGGTGTCTACGCCGGCAAGGACGCGGCCGTGTTCGGGCCCGACATCACCAAGGAGTTCAAGCACGTCGACGATCGCAATGATGCGGTCAAGGAAACGGCAACGCTGACGTTCCCTGAATGGTGCCAGATCACCGTTTATCGGATGGTACAGGGCCAGCGGTGCGCGTTTGTCGGTCCCAAGGTCTATTGGCTTGAAGCCTATGCGGCGAAGTCGAAGTTCAGCGAAGTGCCGAATGATATGTGGGCGGACAGGCGCAGCGGGCAGCTCGAGAAGTGCACCGAGGCCGCCGCTCTTCGTGCGGCATTCCCCGAGGAACTCGGCAATGAGTACAGCGCTGAGGAAATGTACGGAAAGACGATTGACGCCGCCCCCGTTCAGATACAGCCGACAACCGTCGCGACGCCCCCGCGGCCGCAGCGAAGCGAGTTCGAACGGCCCACCAAGACGCCTGACAAGCCCGTGGCGCCAAGTGGCGGGAGCGCTGCCCCGACACCGTCAGCACCTACGCCAGCAGAAAAGCCGTCAGCCCCGCGAGCCGAAAACGTCACCTGCACTACATGCGACGAGCATTTTGATGTTGAGCCAGAGGGTGCCTGCCCGCGGTGCGGGAACACCGGGTTCGCTCCGGTGGAGGACAACACACCAGCACCGCAGCCGCAGACGCCGGCAGAAACCAAACCCGCCGCAAAACCCGAGCCAGTCGTTGAGACTGAACCACCCACGGCAAGCAGCGCTTTCGAAGACTGGTACAAGGATCAGAAGGCGGCGCTCGAGATGCTCAACAGCGTGTGCGACGTCACCGATCTCCAGGATGAAGTTCTGCCGCAACTCTCCGGCGATGCCGACAAGGAGACCGAATTCAATGACCTTTGCAACACTCGGAACAAGCAGATCATGGCGGCTGGCAAGAATGCGCGGGGCAAATGAGCAAACCTCGAGGCCGGCAAGCTGAACGCTTTGTCCGCACAAGATCTGGTGACGCGCGCGCGTTCGACAAGGAACTCGGCGAGCGCATCCGGGCCCGACGCAAGATCGCGGGCATGTCGATGCTTGACGTTGCCAAAGAGGCCGACATCTCGGAAGGTCAGATCAGCCGGTACGAGCTGGGCGAAAATGGAATCCCGGTCGAGACGTTGTCTCGTTTGGCTGATATCCTGGGATGCACGCTGGCGCAGCTCGTCGACAGGAAGGGATAAAGGCGATGATCGACCACACCGAACATTCATCGTCCGCGCGCGCCACGCTGATGTATATGCGCGAGCACGATGGCAGTGTCGAGGCTTATCGCGACAGAATTTGGATTGCGCGGGACCGCGAGCACGGCCCCGTGAATCCTTCCGGCAAGGGCTGGCCGCTGCGGCGCCTGATGGGGCTTTCCAAGGACGAAATGACGGAAGGATATCGCGACGCTCTGTCCGCGGTCTGCAACATCTTGGATGCGCCGCGGCTGAAGACCGGAACCGGCGGATGAGCGCGCTGATCCGTGTTGTCGATTTCGAAACGACAGGGATGCCGGAAGTCGAGGGTGGCGCGTCGGCCTGCGAAGTCGGATGGTGTGACCTTGCCATGCTGGATGACGGAAGCACGCGGATCGCAATGGAGGCTGACGGCATTGGCTCCCGCCTATGCAACCCGGGCCGCCCGATGCCGCCGGAGGCGTGCGCAGTGCATCATATCAAGGATGTGGACCTTGCCGGAAAGCCGTCCCCGGACGATGTCTTGGCGGACCTATTCGCTTACCCGGTGGACTACTACGCCGCGCACAACGCAGATTTCGAGCGCAAGTTCTGCGAAGCGCCGAAGCCGTGGATCTGCACATACAAGGCCGCCCTCCGTATCTGGCCGGAGGCGTCCCATCACGGCAACCAATTTCTTCGGTATTTCCTGCCGCTCGATCTGGGCAACGAAGCGTTGGGCATGCCTCCGCATCGTGCCGGGCCTGACGCCTATGTAACCGCGCACCTTCTCGCCAAGGAAATTAAATCCGGCAAGGCGTCGATCGACGACATGGTTCGCTGGTCGAACGGCCCAGCGCTGCTGCCGCGCGTGAACTTCGGAAAGCATAAGGGCGCAAAGTGGGATGACGTCCCGACCGACTATCTCCAGTGGATCGTCGACAAGAGCGACATGGACCGGGACATCAATGCCAACGCGAAGCACTGGCTGAAGATGCGAGCGGCATGATCGATCGCCCGAAGCGCAAGGCAATTCCAGATCGCGTTAAGCGCGCGGTCGTGGAACGCCAGCGCGGCCTATGCACATGCGGCTGCGGCCGTCGCGTCGAATGGCGCAAGCACCGAAAGACAACGCGATTCGACCACCAGCCGGCGATCGAGTTCCGCGCGGTCAACGCCGCGGGAACGGACTACGACCCGCCGCAGCTCGATCCGGACCACATCATCGCTCGGTGCGTAGAATCAGATCGGCTCAAGACCGCCGGCAAGCTGCATACCAGCGTCGGAAGCGACGCGCACATGGCGGGAAAGATCAGGACGTTGCGCGGCGAGAATAAGCCGAAGCCAAAACGTCGATGGAAATCGCACGGGTTTAGAAGTCAGCATAGGCCGTTCCCAAAACGGCAGAAGTCGTGGCGCTGAGCCGCTGTGGACTTTTTTTTCCTTTACGCTGCAAGCCGCTCTGCAATCCTCGCCCGGCTCAGCATACGCGCCCTGGCATCAGGTGACCATTCGCCCATGAACTCGGCTGACAGGCCAACAGAGAGCGTGGCGGGGGTCGTAAACCGCGGCTTCATTCCGCGCTTCTGCATCTCTGCAATCAACTCGCTTTGGCGGCGGATCAGGTGCGCGCCCTTGTCAATGAAGAACGTCATGTGACCAGTTCCGAGCGTGAATTTCTCCGGAACCTTGCTGCGTCGATCGCCGGGCAACCATCCCTTCGCATGCCAGCGCCGCATCATGCCAAAGATTCTTGGCAGTTCGTGATACTCGGCAACGAGGTGCTTGTTTGTTAGTTCTGGTGGCGGGACGCAGTTAATGCGGGTCATGGAACGGTGGTCGGCCTCATCTCATCGGTTCAGGGTAGCGCACAAAATACTCACTACTGCCGGTTTCATCCCAGACGTGCAGGGCTAATTCGGCCGCGGCGATCCGCTCGCGCAACTTGGCCTCACGGGCAGAAATACAGTCAGGCGGCACCACGTTGGCGAGTTCAAGGTAAAGCTTCTGGATGATTTCCACGGGTCGGCCCTTCCTGATCAGGTTTGAACGTCGGCGGCTTCAATCAGTCGCCGCATCATCTTAACGCCCACGATCGCCAGGCTGAACTTGTTCCGTTCAACCCTCGGGAGATCAAGGATGCGCTTTCCGAGGCGCTTGTAGGCGCAGGCGGAATGCATGAACTCATCGCCAAAGCGCACGGAATACCGGTCATCCACAAGATCATTGCAGACCGGGCAAATGCAGAGGTGGCGAACGTCGTGGGCTTTCATGGCGGATGATATAGACCCGCTTGACAACTTTATCAATAGCGCCGATAAAGTTTCTCACGACGCGCTAGTGAGAAAGTCTGAAACATTGTTGCTCATCGGGTATTTCCGCAAGATTACAAACCTGCCTTTGGCCGAGCAATTAGCCATGGCTGACCGCGACGGCGTCGGGAAACGTAGCCGCCACATTGAAAAGACCGGTGAGATTACCGAGGTGCGGGAGAGCGCTTTCGGTGCCCAACGTAGTGACAGCAGGCTTTGGGTCGCTGATCTGACCGTGCTAACCGACAACCGCGACAAACTCGTCCTCCTGCTCAAAGACCTATCCGCGAAAAAGCACCCCGTAGTCATCCAGGAAGGCCGCGCAGGCCGCGTGTCGCTGCCGCCGCATGACGGGCAACACATGGCAATCGAGGCTCTGGCGCGCTGGTCGCGGGCTAACGGTGGCTTCGGGCTGATGACGGCGCATGACGCCGGATCAAAGGGCGGCAAGGTCGCGTCGAAGCGTCGGCGGAAGCAGCGGCTTCCGAACGATCTGGCCAAGTCGATTTGGTTCGACAAGAGCCTGTTGCATCTGAAGACGGACGAGATCGTCGCGAAGATCGTGGCGCTTGGCCAGGAACAGGGATTTGGAATGGATTGGACGCAGCCGTCGCTCTATCGTGCTTTCGGAAAGCGCGGGGCCGATGCTGGTCCGAAAACGAAACTGAAATAGGGAGCGGCTATGGACGCGGTTGTCGAAAAGATTATTCCGACGCTGACCAAACTGCGCGAAGCCTACGGCGCGAAGTGGTCAGCGATTGACGCGGTCAATACCGCTGAGCGTGAGGCGGTGGAACTTCTCGATAGCCTTGGGCTCCGCAAACGCACGTGGTCGTGCGGCCACAAGGACAATCCGATGATTGACCACATCACGCCGATAAAAGACGGAACCAAATGCATCTTCTGTGGCATTTCTTGCCACGATAACGACATCTACTAGGGGAGCGGACATGCACTACACCAATATCCTAGCGCTGTTGGTCTTCGGCCACATGCTGGCGGACTATCCGCTACAGGGTGACTTCCTGGCCCGCGCCAAGAACCGCACGGCACCCATCGTCGGTGTGCCGTGGTGGCAGGCGCTTGCGGCGCATTCCATCATCCAGGCTGGCTTCGTCGGGGTTATCACGGGGAGCATTTGCTTGGCGGTTTCCGAGTTCTGCGTCCACTGGATCACGGACGATCTGAAGTGTCGCGGAAAGATCAACTTCAACACGGACCAAGCTATCCACATCGTCAGCAAACTGGCGTGGGCCGGCATAGCGGTCGCACAGTAGAGGAGGCCGAAGGCGTGGGCGTTGAGATTATCACCGGAGACTGCCGGAAAGTGCTGCAACCGCACGCGCCTTTCGACATGCTCGTGGCTGATCCACCCTACGGTGACACATCCTTGGCATGGGACAAGCGCGTTGACGGCTGGCTGCAGGTTGCCCGTTCGTTAATGAAGCCGAGCGGATCAATGTGGGTATTCGGCTCGATGCGGTTTTTCATCGACCAAGGCCACCAGTTCCGCGATGCAGGATTCCGGCTTGCCCAAGACATCGTTTGGGAAAAACACAACGGGTCAGCGTTCCACGCCGACCGCTTCAAGCGCGTTCACGAACAGGCGGTGCAATTCTACAACGTCAACACCAAGTGGGAAGACATCTACAACGACGTGCAGACCACACCAGACGCGGTAGCGCGGTCGGTGAAACGGAAGAAGGGGCGTCCGGCACACCTTGGGAAGATTGAACAGACGCCATACCAAAGTATCGACGGCGGCCCTCGCATCATGCGCTCGGTGATCTACATGGCGTCAATGCACGGACGGGCTATCCACCCGACCGAGAAGCCGGCCGAATTGCTCGAGATTCTGGTTCGGACGAGTTGCCCGAAGGCCGGGCTTGTGGGTGACATGTTTGCCGGGTCCGGTGCTTCAGGTGAAGCCTGCCGCCGCTCGGGGAGAAATTACGTCGGGGCCGAGATCGACGCCGAAATGGCGGCGGCGGCTCGGGACCGTTTGAATGGAACGCTGCCGCTGGTGGCAGCATAGTCAGAAGGGGAGTAAACCATGGCCTACGCATTCTTCTTCTGGTCTGGCGTTGGTGTGTGGGGCTTGGTTAGCTTCGCCACTGTTGCCATTATCGGGGTACTTGCGAAACACACATTCATCGATTGTGTGCGGTTCGCCCTTCGTGTTCGTGAAGCCCAACGCGAGGTCGGCCGATCACCATCCCCGGTATGGCGCCTAGTTCGGACGGCCTTTGGAGGCATGGACGGATTGGAAGTGTTCGGCCCCAAGGGGCAACAGCCGCGCCGGATGCGTACCGTATGGTGGCCGGGTCATGAGCCGGCAGAAGAAACCTATCCAGGTTAGGAGCTGCCATGCGCACGCGTGAACGATTGGCATCTGAGCTTCGGAAAGTTGCCACCGTGGCTTCACCAGAGAACGCGGCAAAGTACGAGGCGTTCGCCAAGCGTGCAGAAACCGGTGAGTTTGATGATTACGCTGACACCTACGTCTGCCCCATCACTCAGCTCTATACCGAACTGACGGCCGCGGGATTGACCAAATTCGCCGGCCGCGTCGCGAACGGTGAGTTCGACGCGACGAAGGAAGAATCTGACGAATGGGCGCGGAGCCAGTCTGGACAGGATGCGGCCAAGCATCTCTCGCCAGAAGTGAGAAAGGTCCTTGGCCTTGATCTGCTCAACTAGGAGAAATGCAATTGGATAACCAGCATCAGAAGATTACCGGGTACCGCGATCTCTCTCAGGACGAGATCAATGCCATGAACGGCGTCAAGCATCTTGAAGCACAGTTCAACGGCTTGGTGGATTATCTCAAGGGCCTACCCAGCGCTGATCAGCGCCAGATCGCTCTTGCGGCCACTCATGGCGAAGACGCGTTCATGCACGCCGTCCGCGCCATCGCCAAGCCGGAACGCAAGGTGTCACAGTTCGCGCCGGTTGGCACAGCGTAGTCAGGTAGGGAGTGAACCGTGACTGAGACAGAATGCCCTGGGTGCATGAACGGAGAATGCACGGACTGTTTTTCGGAAGAGGAGAACGAGCGGACGCGGCGCGAGCGTGCGGCGCGTGATGCAAAGTCGGCTCTCGAAGAGGCCCAGCGCGAATACGATGGCGCACTGAAAGAGGAATCGCGCGCCCGAGAAGCCGCCAACTATGCCGCTAGCCACCTGCAAAGGGCCCGGCACAGATTGGACATCATCAAGCAGGCTTACACCACCGCTACCGCTCCACCAGTTGACCGTTCCAAGGTGGTGCTTACTGACGGTTCTCCAGTCCCGGAAGATCGCAGCCACACCGAGTTGACTGCCAGCGGAATGCAGAAGGGCTACATCGTCCTGAGCGACGCCGAACGCGCAAAGGGCTTTGTCCGCCCCGTGCGCGAGTCCTACCGGCACACGACATGCGGCAAGATCACCACGATGGGCCGCGCCTTGGCTGAGACATACGCCCGCGACCCGCACTTCTACAGCGGCACATTCTGCTCAACCTGCCGGACTCACTTCCCGGTGGGAGAGAATGGCGAGTTCACATGGTACGAAAACGACGGCACAGAAGGTCCGAAGGTGGGAACATGAGTACTGCACAATCTCCCGCGTGGAAGCTGGAGGCTGAAGCCGACAAGATGGCGAAGATTATCAAAGCGGTCGAGCGCGGCGAGAAGGTCGCCGCCGACCCCGCTGGAAAGATGGCGGCGGCGCTCGCGCGGGGGTCAGTAAAGTTTGGCATCGTGATGGATGACAAGATCATCACCATCAACATGCCGACGGCGACAATCCGCGAGACCGACGAAGCTGGCATCGCGGCCTGGATCATCGAACACATGCGCGGCAACAGCCGCACCACACAGTAGGGGAGCGGCCTGTGAAGATTGTTCTGGACGAGGACGACGTTATGACGGTGGCGAAGGCTATGGCCAAGAGCCGCCGCATAGAAGCCAACTTCGATGACCCGTTTCCACCGGACTCTACCGAAGCTAACATTTGGACAGAAGCTCTCCTGGTTGTTGCTGCTCTGCGCGGCACTCAACCTGGGCTGAACTGAGGAGACTTTGGCGTGACCGGATGGATCGTAGCTGGTATTTTATACGCCCTCGGAATTCTGATGATGGCATCAAGTATAAACGACTATACTGGCGGGCTAGAGCTATGGACACCGAAGGGCGTAGCCGTCTCTGCCCTATGGCCGTTCGCACTCATTATTTAACGAGCGCCCGACCATGAACCTCGACAGCATGTCACTGGACGAACTGTGCCGCCGCAAGAACGAAGCGGAGGCAGAATACTGGAGTGCCGATGACCGAGGCCGTGAGGAAGATCGTCGCCTTGCTAGCCAGCGCTACGTCGAGATTAGGGATTTCATCAACAGCAAGAACTGGAATTGAGGAGCGGCTGACATGGCCAAGGTAACAGACATGCGGACATGCTCTTGCGGCCACGCGCCGGAAGAGCATGGCGACGATCCGAAGTATCCCGGCTCTACGGCTTGCACGGCTGACGGTTGCTCGTGCATCGCCTACGAGCCTGACGAGGACGAAGATGGCGAAGACTGAGCGCGAAGCGGCTATCCGAACTCTGGCGAAGGCGCACACCAGTCTATGCCTGTTCGAAGCCGCCGTTAAGCTTCTGGAGGGCAGCGACGTGGATGCAAGGTATGCGTCCTGCGTCAACCAGATCGTTGCGCTGTGTAAAGATGCCGAGGCGCTTTGCCTTCGGGACTATGACCGCGCTGTTGCGGTCGCAAAAAGATAGGGAGCGGCCCGATGGGCAAGACAGAAATCACCTTTGACTCGGACAATGCTGACATGGCCGAGGCTTCGGCCTATTGGTACGACCGTGACGGCGTGTTCATTCGGCAGACCGAAATACCGGAAGATGGAAAATCTCCGCATGTGGAATTGCTGCTGATCGGCCGCGATGGTGTTCCACGCTTCATCGAAGCCCTCCAACAATTTCTAAATCAGTAGGGGAGTGCTCAAACGAAAACGCCCGGTCGCATTTCGGCGGCCGGGCGTTCGCGTCTTAATAATGTAGCGATCAGAGTTTCTGGATTTCCTCGCTCTGCGCCTTGATCCGGTCGACTATCTCGTCAATCGCCGCCTGGATCTCTTCCATGCTGGCGTCCGGCTTGGCCGCGAAGATTTCCTTCATGTCTTCGTAGAACTTCACCGCAGCCGGTGTGAGTTGCATCACGAGTTGAAGGCCTTGGACGAAGATTGTGAGAATCTGGACAGGGGTCATGGTGTTACCTCACGTTTCCGCTGACGAGCGTCAGTGCGCCGCTGCCGGCGATTTGCGCCTCGGCGCCTTGGATTGTGGCCAGGGCCGCGGTGATCTGGCCGGTACTATCTGCCTTGCCTTCCAGTACCGAGCGCGCTGCGACAATCGCGGCCGTGGCCTTGAGATCGGCTTCCTTCAGTTGGGCAAGCACCGCAGCGTCCTTGCACAGCCCGACATAGGGGCATGGCGGAAGGTGGCCGTAGGCGAGAACTGCCGGCTGGTACACGTCGGCGTAGGTTGCGAGGCTCGCCTGGACGCCTCGCAAGGCGTCCTTCGCCGTTGCGCTATCACCGACAACGCCTTGAAGCAAGGTGCAGCCGCCAAGCGCGAGAAGCGCAAGTCCGACCGCCAGGGATCGAAAAAGTCTCATGTTCATTTCTCCGGGTTGATGCTGCACTTTAATCGCCGCAGCGGGCGACCATCCACCTTCACGAGAGAGGTCTTGCTGATGCAACCCGGAGGGGACAAAGCTGCGACAGCCTACTCGCTCGATGGATGGCCCCCCGTTGGGGCGCGCGCTGTTATCCAAGTTTGATGTGGATGATACCGCGTAGATATTCGACAATTGTTCCAACGACCAGCAGAAACCCGGATCCGAGCAACCCGACCACGGCCCAGCCTGCGCCCTTTGCCAATGAAATATCGCTGCTCAACTTTCCGACATCTGCTTTGATAGCATCTATCTTGATGTCCTGCTCACCAAGATGGCGCTGGCGATCTGCCGTCTGGTCTGTCAGACGCTTGTCGACCGCAGAGCGGAACTGGCTGATGGAGTCCGCCAGACGTACGAAGTCGTCCCGGTTGTCTGTCTCATGAACGACGTGATTGGCCTTTGCCTCGTCCAACTCGCGCCGCAGGTTCTTGAACTCTACGCGGGCCTCTCCCTGACTTCTTTCGATCCGCTCTAGTACTTGGTGAATGCCGTTTAACTCGCTCAATGGCTTTGTCCTAATTGATGTTTAGGAATTATTTGCAGGTGTTCGGATTATCCCGCATCCGCTGCCAGTCGGACTCCAGAACGAACAGGATGGAGTCCGGGGGAACTGACGCCAGGGCGTCGGCAAGCGCCGTCTGCTCGGCCCGCGTCCACGTCCGCTTAGGAACGCACTGCTGGGCCGCCAGGGGCGCCGTCACGGGTGGGGCGTCCCATGTGCAGCCCACCAGAAACAGGGCGGCAGCAAATGCGGCTGCGCGTCTCACGCCGTTCCAGCCTTGAGGCGGGCGATGGCGTCCGTCTTGACCTCGGTCATTGTGGTCCCGGGAGGTGCAACGAGTGCCGCGGTCGTAACCTGAGCGGCGAAACGCTTCTCTAGAATCTCCCACACGATCGCGACGACAATGGGGGCCAGGCTTACCATCCACGTGGAAAGCCCCGCAAAGGTGTCGGGTTCTACCCCGTGCTGCGCCAGGTACGCGCAGAGCGCCGCGCTGCCACCCGTCAGCAGCTTGCGCAGGATGTTGGTCAGAAAGTCCTTGCCGTAGCCCTGTGCTACGAGCCAACCAAGAATTGAGTTCATGTCTTCCTCCTCAGTGACCGTCGTCGCTCCAATGCGGTGGATCGGTTATCAGCTTCACGACGCCGTAGCTGGCGCCGATTTTGTATAAGTCTTCATTCGTCACGATAGAGACGGTGCTACCACTCGGCAGGCGCACCGGCAGATGCGGCAGCACGATGGTCATGTCGATCGCCCTGCGCTGCGTGTGGCGCGACACCAGCGCGGCCGGATAGCGGATGTGGTAGGTGGCGAACATCTCAGCCGCAGCAGCGTGGGCGGCTGCAGCGTTGCCGCCACAGGTCCAGTCTATGCCCACCCCGGCAAACGGGGGGATGAACTCAGGGTCTTGCTTGGAGAGGTAGATCATGCCGCACCAGTGCATCAGGTAGGCGCGCTCCGGCGGCCGATACGTCGCAGATATCGTGACGATCGCCTCGGCGTCCTCTATCGCCCAGAGGAATGCGCGCAAGTCCGAGGCGAACGCTGGCGTCAGATCGTCGATGGAGGTGCTGGTGGGATACCGCACGCACCACGCGGGGCCGCTGAACTCCATGATCAGTGACTCCTGAGTTTCTTACGCAGTTTGCGGTTGGTGTTCTCCAGACGTGTCACCCGCTGGTCTAATTTTTTGATGAAGACGTAGGCGGCGGCCAGCAGCGCACGATCCTGGAGTGTGTAGTTCCCAGCCTTGTCGACGCCCGTCACCATCCCGGCGTCGCGCACGCCGAATGCTGATCTGACGTTCTGTGCCGAGAATCCAGCGTAATCGTTCTTGGTGTCTAGACCGCTAGTCTTCTTCCAGCGAAAGATTATCGGGTTCACACTCCGCAGCACTGTAAGATCTGGTAAGAACGCGCCAGAGATGTTCTTGAGCCGCTCGTCCGACACGGACGATATGTTTCCGCTCGCGTCAAACGTAGCTGACCCGGCACCGTAGTGACCCATAGTGATGACTTGGCTGGACGACGCGGAGAGCGCTGCGTGGAGCGTCCCGCCGTCGGCCTTGGTGAACATTGTTATGTTACTTCCGTTGGTGCCAGAAACAGAACCGTCGAACTCGATTAATTCTGTGGTGCCGGAGAACCACGACAGATACCCAATTTCTCCAGTAGAACCACCCTGAAGAGCGAGAGTAGCGACGCTAGGAGAACTGGATAGCGCCCCGACAACCACGTCGAAGGTGCGACCGTTGCTGACAGACGTGCCGCTGCCGACGAGCAACTGACCGAATCGAGATGGTGCTAGCCCGTCCGACCATACTCCATAGTTGAGTGATGTGCCGCGATCCTCGTTGCTGATCCAGATCCCGTAGTTATTGGTGATGGCGCCCGCACCCGCTGGGTCACTAAGGTACATGCCGTAGACGTTCGTGATGGGATCTCCGGTGTGACCAAAACTCGGAGAAAACTGAAATCCCGCGTAGTGATCGCGTGCACCAGTCCATGAACCAGAGGTGGTTATGCGCGCGTCGTACGAGTTGTAGGCTGTTCCAGCATTCTTGGAAAAGTTGGAGCTGTCCGAGAACCCGTGAGAGTTTCCTGCACCGGTGAGGTTCCGCGTGATGATAACGCCGGGATCAGTGCTGTTGACAACGTTCTGGTTTCCGACTGCGATGAGTGCTGCAGGAAGTGTTCCAGTTCCCACGCTCAACTGCGTGCTGAGCGCGGCGCTGCCGCTGCCGTAGGTGAATCCTGAGTCACCACCAAAGCCAGAACCGCTGTTGAATTGGACGTTCGTTGACGCTCCTCCAGCAGGTGTACTCCCCTGGACTACCCAGGAAGTGACACCTGAACCGTCCGTTGAAAGCACGTAGCCGCTCACTCCAGCCGTCGTCGGAAGCGTCATTGTCCACGCAGCCGACGCACTGTTAGACGACTTGATTGTCGTCGAGTATGTGCCCGCCGCCGTGTTGGCCAGGACGAGATTGCCCTGCGTTGTCTGCTGGGTTCCGATTGTCAGCCCCGTGCTGGTGAATCGCCCGCACTCCGTGATCGTCAGAGTTGTGACTGCGGTGCAGTTCATGACGACGGCCGCTCCGTGGTGTGCAGCCGTGAAATTCTCGAGTGCTAGCACCTGCACGTTTGCCACGGAGCTCGTCGCGTAAGCTACGCCGTCGTAGGGTCGTGCTGATAACCCAGCTAACACGTCGTTGAGTTGGACCGTAGTAGGTGACGATCCGGTTCCGTCTGCGCGCCTGCCGGTGAAGATGGGTGCGGCTGCGAATGTGTCGTTCTCCACAAATCCAACACCGCCGTTCGCTCCGACGAATTGAGCGGCTGCACCTGAGATGATCGGTGGCGCCGACGCGCTGTTCAGGTTGACGATGAGAGGCCCGACAAGTGGATTCGTCGGTCCCCCGATCAGGGGGAGATAGGCGCTCAGCTCTGCCGTAGTAGCTACGCGCGCCCCCTGGTCATAGATCGTACCGTTGATGGTTCCTGCACCCTTGGAACCACCGGACGGGCTACCCGCAAGAATGCCGCCGTTGTCGTAGTGAATAGTCGCGCCACTGATCAACCAGGGCTGCGGCTGGTAGGGCTGTGCTGCGGCCGACGCTAGGAACAGGAGCGCGACGAGATATCTCTTCATGGTGATCACCTACCAGCTAACGACGGAGAATTTGTGCCCGGACGACGCGGCGTTGACACTAGTCGGCGTCGTCTGGCCGGGGATGATAGGCCAGCTCTGACCCGGGTAGAGCGCGAATGTCGTGCCGTTCGCCGCCAGACCGGCAGCACCAACAGGATCGACGTACAGCACCTCGGCCACGGCAAGACCCTGATCGGCCGCGTCGACAGGGTTCGTGATGAAGCCACCGTTGGGGAGTGCACCGATAGCGTTGACCGCGATGCCTCCAGTCACGATATTCGATATCAGTCCTGCCGTGGGTGTCACGCTCATCTGTTATTCTCCGATCACGCAGTGGTCGACACGAGGTCTGTCGCCCATACGACAGGCTGTGGTGATACCATGTTGTGCTGAACCTGGATCTTGCCCGCGTTAACACGGAACGTCGGCCCCGCTACGTTTGTCTGCAATTCGTCGAGCTTGTTGATAGTGAACTCTGAGACCTGGAACCTTGCCGTTGCTCCAT